TCTTATTCACACGGGAAGAATTTTAGCCCCTCAGAACGGCTACGCCGTTCGCGCTCTCGACCTCGGGCTGAACCCCGAGGCTTCCCGCGCACTGGGTGAACTGGTGCTGCCACTAGAGTGGCTGCTACTTGAGTGGCTTGAGCCATAGGAGGAATGGCTGGAGCTGTGGCTGCCACCATGACCACCACGGGCATGAGCCCCAAAGGCCAAGATACATGCTGTTACAAAAAAGATGCTGATTTTCATGATCCCCCCCGCTCAGTGGCAGTGATAGCCGCCGGTTTGGTGGTCGTGGTGGCAGCCACTGCCATTGTCCCGGTTTTCTGTAGAGATAGTCATCGGCGATAGATTTCAATAGGTAGTTAGGGTAATGTGGCTATTGACGCCTCATCGCCCTATTTCTGTTTTATACACATTGAGTAGTGTTATAACCTCTGCCCCGCTACCACTTCTCATAATACGGGTTCGATTCTGATCATTAGCAACCCACTCAATAAAATGCTGGCTTGAAATTAAGCCATCAGCGTCCGGATGGATAGCATGGATGCGCCGGGATCGTCTGTCATAATTTCCGTTTTCTTGAGATGATGGCTGCTTTAATTTTGCTGATTGGATAGGCTTTCGCTCTTCAGCTATTTCTTTTGGGGGTTTTTGATCTACAGCTAACGTCGCAGGCGCAGATGGTTGCGACACCTGCATGCCGGGCCTTCTGTCTGAACTCCTAGGCGCGTCGCTACACATTGAAACAACTGACAGCAGAAATATGGAGGCGATAACAACCCCAGTCGCTGTGCCACCATTGCTGGGCTTGCTGTCATTAGCCGGGGTGCTTGCGACCACTTTCTCTAATCCGGGCATCTCCCTTGGCAAGGGCGTGGATGATAAACCGGAGCTCGCAATCGGAGCTTCTTTTGGCGGCTTAGTAGCGCTAGATGAGAAAACCCTAGAGTAATCAAACGTTGCTGTGCAAACTGGGCACCTAATAATTTTTCCGGGTATAGAAAATTTTGATGGTATCTCTAACTGACCAAGACACACTGGGCATGAAATATCTACTTTCTCGTCCGCTGGCTTGCCGCCGTGATTGGATGTTGCTGCGGCTATGTAAGCAGGCGACGACGGTGGGTTTGCTGCCGTTCCTTTTGGGGTTGCTAACCCCCTGCGGGCAACGTCGGCTTGCAATCTTGAGCGAGCATCATCCCACCTATCTTTGCTTTTTGGTTTTTGATTTATTGCTGGTGCAGGAGCAATCCATCCAAAGTAAATCAACCCATTTTCTATTGATTCAATTGCCTTATCTGGATGTAAGCGAAAGAATTCTTTTGCTGGTTTTCCGTGGTAAGACTTTACTCTGTGTGCGCCGAGGTATCCATGAATCTGGGATTCAATTTTCTCGATATGCTCAGAAGGAAGCTCCCAGCTCTTTACAAGATCAAAAGGGAGTGGAACGCCTGTTGCTGTATCATTTTTGTACCCTGTAAATAACTCAACCGACCTCGTGTTCGGACTTCTTCGCGTGTAGCCAATTTTCACGAATCCGGGCATGGCCTCATTCGATAGGCAGTACAAGTGACCCGTGCGACCTCTCATTTATTAAGTTACTTTAATGATGTATATTTAACAAAGTGTTTCATTACCTGTAAGTATTAAGTAATTTCTTTTTTATAAAGTCAAGTACATAAATCTGCGCTTTTTGCGGCTTTAGTTTGCCTGACGTTTCTGCGGCATAACCTCAACTGGCCGCTCCCTTTTCATTTCATCAATCCGGAATCGGATGATGGATTCGAGTTTGTCCATCTCTAGCGGCGTCAAGTCATCAAGCTCATCTCGCCGCAAAGTGGGAAATGGCCACTGTCTAGCCTTCATCCCCTCAATCGACACTACCCCGCCTGACCTGCTAACTTGAAGGTCAGGCAGTAGTAGCTGCCACGGCTGAACCTTGAGGGCTTTGGCAACAGGAGCCAACAACGAGACGTTCCACGATGTTTTTTCAGGCGTAACGATGCGCCCTATGGTTCCGTTCGATAGTGCATCTCCACTGGCCCCGCGCAGGGCTTTTATTCCCTTTCCTGCGCCTTCCCCAAAAACGACCGGAACCAAGGCGGCCACATTCCGGGCGATTAGCCCCCTTAACTCATCCACTTCTGTGTGCGATTCCATGCCTAGAGCATGGTCGAAACAGGTTCCCAAGTTTGGGACTTGATTGTTCCCAGATTTGGGATTAAAGTCGGGGCCTATGAGGCTATCGATCATTGAATTTCTCCGTGAAAACTTACGCAAAGCGGGGTCAGACCGCTGGGAGGCGATCGCGGCGGAGTGCGCTGTGGCGAAAACGCTTCCGCGAAAAATTGCGTGTCGGGATCGGCAAAACCCAGGGGTGATGACGATTCAACCGCTGCTTGACTTTTTCCATGCTGTCGAACGCGGCGAGCGATGTCTCCCTCAGCCGCTACCTAGCCGCCACCCCACCCCCACCCACACCCCACAGGAGGCCACCCATGCCCAGTAAAGCATCGCTGCGCGCCACGCTGACCAAAGCACAGGCTACCGTAGACAGTGCGGCTGCCGCCATTCGCGCAACCGCTGCTGCTGCCGAGGCAGGAAAGCAAGAAAGCGCTGCTGGGCTGCAAAAGGCCCGCGAGATGGACGTCAGCATCAAGGTGCTGCATGAGGCCATGCGCGAGGCAGGCAGGAAGGAGGGTGTGCCGCACACACCCAAAACGGCCATCACTCTGCCTGCCGGTACGCCATTGCGCTCAGAGGGCATAGGGGACATCCTCAAATCCGATGCAGTTATCTCGTGTGATGAGCGCGATGCTTGGTTGTTGCGTGCCGCACTGGGCCTGCCTGACCCAAATCAGCGCTCCAGTACATCCACTAACCACTTTGACCCGCGCGCATCTATTCCGTGCCAAGAGGCGGCCTTGCCTGAGATGTCCACGACAAAGGCCTCGTCGTTGGAGTCCAAAAACTGCAAAAGCCAGTCGCGCACCTGCTTTGGCGTGAGCTCTGTCTCGACGATCCAAGTGGTCGTCAACCTGCTCCAGTGAGTAGGGAAGGTTGCAACGATGGCCTTCCGAATTTCTCCCCACTTGTTGGATGACGTTTCTTTGTTCAAGTCGTATGTGAACAGGATTTTGTTCATGTTCGCCCTCCTTGTGGCTGCTGGTTGTGTGAGAACTCCCAGCATAGCCCAAGGCAGGGCGGGCACCCCTACCACCTCCAAGGAGGCCACCCATGTCTAACCCCACCCCACCAAAGGAAGCGCCATGAACACCCCGGCCCCCGAAGAAAACGGACAACTCAAGTTCGCCCGCAGCGCCATCGGCCCCTTGGGTCATTTGGAGCACGAGGCCAGCACCATGCTCGATACCCCGACCCATGAGCTGTTCTTGAAGTATTGCAGCCGCAATGGCTTTCGCCGCGCCGATGTGCTGCGCGACTGCATCTACGTCTTGATGTACGGCAAGTCGTTTGGTCAGATGGTTGCGGAGCGGTTTGAGCATGAGGCCGATCGTATGAAAGCTCTCAGCGTACTCAAAGCCCCATTTTTCCCCCTCGAATCGAGTCAGGCGGATTAAGCCATGAGCAACACCCCCACCCAGCGCCCCTACGCAGAAGTTTGCCACGAACTGGTGCGTACAGACTACGAGCCAGTGGCCGCTAGAGCACAGCAGCCCAGCCCTGATCTCATCCAAGAGGCGATTGCTGAAATGCGCTGGAAGCAATCGTCATTCAAGCCCACTGCAAAACCCTCCACCGAAGATAAATCGCCCATGTCCAAAGAATCGCTGCCCCTCATCGCCGCCACCGAATGGGCGCGCGCCCACGCAAGCACCTCAAATAACCCCGTGATATTTGGGCGCAACGTGGCGCATGTGTATTTGGGCGCGCAGGTCGCACAACACCACACCAACAGCGACAGCGACGTGGCAGCCGAAATGCTTATCGCCGCTGGCTTTATGCCCCGCCCTTTACCGCCTTCGCTAGATGCTGGAAGCCCACCACCAGCCCCTGTTGAAACGCCACCTCGTCGTCCGTCGCCCCAATCTCCTTGCGGCGCACTACTGCATCCTCGTAGTAGTGAGGAATCTCTGCAATGTCCAGGATGCCCTTCTCGTGAAGCGCAATCACCAAAGGCGTGATTGCAGCCATGAGTTGTTCTGTTGTCATATTCATGTTCGCCCCTCTCGGGAATGGTTGTGTAGAGACTTCCATTTTGCCCCGAGAGGTGGCGGGCACCCATTGCCAAGGCCGCGCATGAACCAGCACCTCGTCAACTATGGCCGTGGCGTGCGCCGCCTGACCCTCACACAGCCGCCGCACTTTCGCACCGGCACCACCCAATCCATTGCTGACCGCACTCCCAGCCGGATTGAGCGGGACGTGATCGCCGCAATCAACAACGCGAACGTTGAGCGCACCCGCCGGACGATGCACTTGGGCTTGCGTGCCACGGTGCCCACGCCCAAGCCGCAAAAGCAACAGGCAAAAAAAATCCGGCAGGTGTTAGAGCACCAAGCCGGAAATGTGTAAGCAAATTACGGATTGAATTATATGCCAACACTTCCCCAGAAAACACAAATCGCCCTGACCTTTGTCGGCAATGATGCAAATGCGCCACTGACCATGAGTAGCTTGGAAATTTCCGAGTTGACCGGTTCGCGCCATGACAACGTAAAGATTGCCATCGAGCGCTTGGCAGCCAAAGGTGTAATCGAATTCCCTGCAATGCAGGAAATCCCCACTGCCACCAAGCCAACAAAGGCTTACGTCTTCACGGGCGTCCAAGGCCGCCGCGACAGCATCATCGTCGTTGCCCAGCTTTACCCCGAATACACCGCCCGCATTGTTGACCGCTGGCAAGAACTGGAAACCCAAGTGGCGGCAGGCCCTGACCTGACCACAGACGAGGGCAAGTTGCTGCTAATCCAAGACTTGGCCGCCAAGCAACTGACTCTGCTGGCCGACAACAAGCGCATCCAACTGGAGCGCGACGAGGCTATCCGCACCAAGGCCCAGATAGGCAGCAAGCGCGAGGCTACGGCGATGGCCACGGCAGCAACAAAGGCACATGAGAACAGGAAGTTGCGCGCACTGATGGGCGAGGCCACGCAAAGTGCCAGCGTAATTGCTGTTCAGAACAAGACTGGCAGCCAAGGCTACAACTGGCGCGACCTGAAGAAGTATTGCACTGCCGCAGGATTGGACATGGGCAAGTCATTTAATCCCGGCCTTCAGATGAAGGTCAACACCTACCCAGCGCAGGCATGGCTTGGCGTTTACGGCATTGACCTGGTAGAGCTGTTTGGCGAGGTGGTGGCATGAGCATTATTCGCGCCCCCCGTAAAGAGTCGAACTTTTATGTCCTCGATAAAAAGATCAGCGAAGACAAGCGCCTATCTTGGGCTGCTCGCGGCCTGCTAGTTTTTCTACTGGGTAAACCAGATCATTGGACGGTCAATGTGCAGGCACTTATCAACGAGACCAAGGGTAGCCGCAAATCCACTGGTCGGGATGGCGTTTGGGGCCTGCTTAAAGAGCTGATTGACGTCGGTTACTGCACGCGCTCCCAGACGCGCAAGGCGGATGGAACACTGGGCGAAATGGCCTACACCATCTCTGAGCAATGCGCGGAGCCGCGCACGGATTTTCAGGGAACGGAACCGCACACGGGTTTGCCGGGCACGGCTCAACCGTTCACGGCAAATCCACCACTAGTAAGTACTGATGTTTTAGCAAGGACTCAATTGGAGCAAGGATTGATTGTTTCGCAGGCGCAAGCGCCCGCACCAACATCAACACCTGCGCCCCCTCCTGCTTTGCCAGAAGCCCCACCCCCTCCTGCACCACCCGCTCCGCCACCAGCACCCGCTGAACCAGCCTCGCCCAAGGCATCGCGCAAGACCAGCTATCCAGAGAACTTCGAGCCCAACAACACCGCCGTGAACATGGCTCGTGAGCTGCATGTGGACATCGACTCTGCGCAAGCAGCATTTGCTGACCACCACACCGCCAATGGCAGCACGATGGCGGACTGGCAAGCTGCTTTCCGTACCTGGCTGCGCAACGCGGCCAAGTTTGCCAAGCAGGACGCGGCCAAGATCAATGGCCCTCTGGAGACAACTTACCAACGCACCATGCGCGAAAAGATGGAAAAGTTCGCCCCCAGTGTTGCTAAACGTGCCCCGCAAGCCCCGCAGCCCCCCCGCCAAAGCGCCGCAGACTTCTTCCGCACCGTGGACGTAGCTGCAACCATCAAAGACGCCCAAGGAGCCCTGAAATGAGCCACAGCACGCAAACCCCAACGGCTTTGCCCATTGCTTGGGTTGAAAAACTCTTTCGCAAACTGACTCTGACTTATGGCCGGGATTTTCTGGCACGCTGGGAAGGGCTGGACGAGTGCGATGTGATTGCAGACTGGGCAGAAGAGCTGGCCGGGTTTGTCAACCACCCCGAAGCGCTGGCGTATGCGCTCAAGCACTTGCCCCCCGGCAAACCGCCCACGGTGATCGAGTTTGCCGCTGCCGCCAACAAATGCCCTCCGCCCGTGCATGTGGCCTTGCCAGCCCCCGTGGCCGACCCGGTTGTCGTGGCCGAGATCGTGGCCAAGGCCAAGGCGGCTGCAAAACCACAGGTGAGTGACCCCAAGGCGTGGGCGCGCGCAATCATGACGCGGCACCAAGCCGGGGATCGTTTGTCACCCGTCAGCGTGCAGTTTGCAAAGCGGGCACTGGGGGGTACGGCATGAACGAAGCCCAATTCCGCGCGCTGCTAGAGCAGCAATTCCACGGCAGCATCAACACCATGCAGGCATGGGCCAAGAAAACAGTGAACCGGGTGCGCGACAAGCTGCCCGTAAATCCTGATGAGGTGAAGGCTGCACGCGCTGTGCTGGAACACCTTGATGCAAGGGGGATGGCGTAATGTTCTCGGACATCGAGTTTTCCCGTGCTGTCACCGACATGACGCGCTGGGCGATGACGCCCGGATGGTGGCAATACACCCGCGCAGAAGTAGCCCGCATGGATGCCGACGATTCTGGCTTGTACCGGGGCTTGCGTGCAGCGGTGGGCCAGCGCATCAAAGAAGCCGGGTATCGGCCCCCGGCGCACGAGCTGGTGCCAATGGAGCCTATGGCCAGAGGTGCGACATGCTAACCAAGCGATTCCAAGCCCTTGGCCGGTTGCCCAAAACCAATGGCGCAAGCCGCATGAACAAGACCGAGGCCGAGTACGCCCAAATGCTGGACGTGGCCCAGCGCACCGGGCAGTTGTTGTTCTGGCGCTTTGAGGCTGTCAAGGTGCGGCTGGCCGATAGCACGTTCTACACCCCCGACTTTCTGGTACTCAATGCCGCTGGGGAGCTGGAGCTGCACGAAGTCAAGGGCGCTTTTGTCATGGACGATGCCCGCGTCAAGTTCAAGGTGTGCGCCGAACACTTCCCGGCCCGGCTTGTGTGGGCGCAAAAGCTCAAGGGCGGAGCGTGGAAAGTGGAGGCTGTGGAGTGAGCAGCCCCGTATTGACACTGCGCCTGCACAACCCCCAGCAGGCCCACGGCGCACTGCAGCAAGCATGGGCGCATACCAAAGGCCACCTAGGTGCAGGCGGCCCGCCGCTGGTGCTTGAGCTGCGTGCAGAAACCCGCACCACCCAGCAGAACCGGCTTTTACATGCGCTTTTCGGGGACGTATCGCGGCAGGCGCAGTGGCTGGGGAAAAGCCTGACACCGGCGCAGTGGAAGCTGCTGTTTGTGTCGGGCCATGCTGTGGCTACCGGCCAAGGCGCAGACATGGTGCCCGGACTAGAGGGCGAATTCCTCAATTTGCGCGAATCCACGGCCCGCATGGGCAAGGCGCGCATGGCAAGCCTATTGGATTACGTCATGGCTTGGAGCGCCGAGCATGGTGTGGAGCTGGACGAGGCGCGGCAGTGGATTGACCCAGAAACCGAAAAGGCGACAAGATGAACTCAGTAAAACCACCGGCTGGCGGCGAGGCTGGAGTTAGGTATGGCCCGCTTGTCGTTGATAGCGTGCTGACGTACGGGAGAAAGGCGCGATTGCGCTTTCGCTGCGACTGCGGGAATTTGCATGAAGCAACGCTGCACACAGTAAAAACAAGGCACAAAAAAGGCACGCTATCTGGGTGCAAGAGCTGCCAGAGCCGGAAAAAATCAGAGAGCGGCCTCACTAGGTTCGACCCAACGAGGTACATCCAAAAAAGGTTTGGTCGGCTGCTGGTCACCGGGGTTGACATTGATCAAGATCGACGGAACGTCAAATCACGGCTGGTTTGCTTGTGCGATTGTGGCGGCCAAGTTGTAGTACGACCAATGCACCTGACTACCGGGAAAACCACGTCCTGTGGCTGCCTCCATCAAGAACGATTGGTGCAGGTCGCACTAGAGACACACACAGTTCACGCGAACGCATCTAGCGGCGAGCTAAATGGTCACACGCCGCTATACAGGGCATGGTCAAAGATTCGTGCGTGCTGCAAGGCTGGGATGGAAAAAGGCGTTGGCCTTGTCAATCATGACTATGACCAGCGATGGGATGACTTCCGGGCCTTCTATTCGGACTTTGGGCCAATAGATCGGTACCAGACCATAAGCCGCATAGACCAGTCAAAACCGTGGTCAAGGGAAAACTGTTTTGTGAATTTTGGTCGTCGCCATTTGTTTGAGAAAAAAACAAGCGGGGTGGGCCATGAATAACAAGCTCAACGCCCGTGAGCGCGCCCACCTTGCCCGCGTCAAGAGCCTGCCTTGCAGTGTTTGCGATGCGCCGCCGGTATCCGAGGCCCATCACATCAAGCAGGGCTGCCAGTGGACTTGCATTGCGCTTTGTGAGAGCTGCCACAGGAATGGGATGCTGGGATGGCATGGTCAGCGCCGGATGTGGGCTATCAAAAAGATGGACGAATTGTCAGCGCTGAACATCACGATTCAGCGATTGATGGAACTCAAATAGAGGAATACATGGGCAAATCGAAAATTGAGACAGTGCAAGAGGCCATCACATACCTGCACGCGCAGGGCCGGTTTGCTACGAAAGAGCAAATTTCGCAGGTGGCCGATCTGCCCTATGACAGCGTGTGCGATGCAATCAGAACGCTGATTGATGACGGCCGCATAGTGCGCTTGCGCCGGGGCGTTTTTGAGCCAGCACGCAGGCACTCTGAGCCACGCGCAGTGAGTGTGACATTTCCCGACGGCAGGGCAAGGCTGTATGTCGCAGACAGTGAGCCCATAGACTTGAGCATGAGCGAGTACCGCCATCTCGTGTGCGTACTGAGCGGCGCGATGGCCCTGCACATGAGCTACGCTGCTACGCGACTGAGCGGCGTCATGCCAGCAGACGATGGCCCGATGCGCGAGATAGCTATCACGATGCTACCGGACGGGGGCATGAAGCTAGAAGTGGGCGATCAGTCGATTGATTTGCGCCAGATCGAGTATCGGAACTTGGTGCGCTTAGTCGGGGGTGCGATGGCCGAGGCATCTTACCAGGCGGCAGAATCGGCGGTGCTGCATGCGCAAGCTACGCAGTGCGCCCGCATATCGCACGCAGAAAAGCGGCTGCTACTGCTGGAGGCAAGGGCAAAGGGTAGGGCTGCTCAGCTGCGGCTGCTACCCGAATGCGACGATGCGCAGCTGGCAGTTCGAATTCAGTCGGGGGAGAGTGTGGCGACGTAGGATTTGGCCGCGATGTCTGTAGCGCGCATGCGGCGCAGGGCAGCATCCAGCGCCCGGTGAGGGCTACGAGCGCCAGTTGCTGGCGGGGTTGCGGGCCTGCCCTGCGCCCATGAAATAATTTTCTGTTTTTAAAGCACTAGCGCGAAAAGCGCTATATAATACAAGCACAGCACGGCAATATCGCAAGCGCTGTACCTCCCAAGGAGATGATGATGCAGTTCAATAAATCCCAAATCCTCAAGCAAGCTCACGCAATCGCCCGCAACATCGTTGCAACAGGCGTTGCATACCGCGCCGCACTGTCTCAAGGCGCAAAGATGGCTTGGGAAAAGGCCAAAAAAGAGGCGGTGCCTTTTGCTCAGAAGTTGGCTAAATCAGCCGCATCTGATTTCGCAATGTTTGCATCAAAGTGCGGTCACAAGATTGTAAAAAACAGCTTCAATGCTGAAAAATGCCGCTCTCTCGTTGTGTGTGCTATCGCAAAAAGCGAAGAGCTGGTTTTCTCTAGCAACGGCGACACTTGCTCTTTCACGATCATCGAAGCTGGCAAGCCCAGCAACATCGTGAAGCCCACACAGCGCTTTGTTTTGAATGCAGAAAATGGTTACAACGTTATCGCTATGTTTCGCAAATTCAAGGCTGCTTGATTATGAAAATCGAACTCTCTCAACTGACTGATGCCGAGTTAGCTAATTTGATTGCGGCAGCGATGCAAGAATGGGGTGCTCGGCGTGAGCCCGGCGTTGTGACTATCAGAAACCGGCCCGCACCAGTTGTAGTGCTGCATGAGCCCGGGGAAAATGACAAGAATTTCTGTTTGCATATTGCCCAGCGCTTGCGCCGTGGCGACTACATCAAAGCGGGAGAGCGTGGGCGCGTTGCAGAAATTGCCGAAAAGTGCGGCGACTGGGTGGTGGAGCAAGGATTGCCAACGGAGCGCGGCACTGGCGCTTGGAGCAAAGCTGCCGCTATGTATCGCACTGGCTTTGCAAAAGAAAGATAAAATTTCTTGCAAATAGCGCGAAAAGCGCTATATAATATAAGCACAGCACGGCAATCCCGCAAGCGCTGTACCTCCACCGGAGAAGATCATGCAAACAGTCGCCACCACCCCAAGTTATCAAGACCGCAAAGCAGCCCGCAAAGCGGCATTCTTGGCACAGCAAGGCAAGCCACAGCCACGCTGCATTTTTCAGGTTTTCGCACAGGGCCGTTACGCCGAGTGCCTCCCCAGCCGCTTTGACGCCACCCCGCTTGCATTTTTTGATTCGCGTCGCGAAGCTGAGGAATTTGCAGGCTCAAGCCGCGCAATGAGCGCACTTTCTCACAGCATTACACGAGACGAGGCTGTGCGCTTGTACCCCGGATGGGATGCTTATGTGAGCTTCACTGTCGTGCGCAAAGCCATCTAACACCAACTGCCAGCCTTTGGGCTGGCAAACTACAGGAAAAATCATGTCTATCACCACCTCCGGCGCTTTTGAAATCCGCGCCGCTGATCGCCCCTGCACTATCGGCAGCACGAAAAGCCAAGCCGTTCAATTTTGGTATGGCACCACGATGCTGGCAGAGCGCATCCTGCCATTGGGAACCTCTTACATTGAGGCGTTTGACGATGTGCGTGCTGATTTTGAGTTACGGATGCGCGAGGCTCATTGGTCGCAGCGCGTGTATTTGGTCGATAGTGAGACTGATGAGGCGGTGGCCCACTTTGACACCAACAGCATGTGTGGCATGACCGCTGGCATAGTAAATGACAGCAGCAAATACTGGCTGCGCAGTGTAGATAGGATTTTTTCACGCGACATCACGCTGCAAGAGTGGGGGCAAATCGTGGCAGAAAACCAAGCGCCCGCGCTGGCATGGATTGCCGGGCTGTTGCCTGATGAGGTGTTGACAACCAACGCATCTGCATGGCGTGCCCCCACAAGCTGGGAGCTGCGCCATGTGGTTGGGCAGGGCAGCTTTACTGGTGTCAGTGGTGGCGGTGCGGCAGCGCTATGCGGCACTACGCCGCAAAACTTCCGCAAATACACAGCGCACGATGGCGCAAAAGGGCGTCAGTCGATCAGCTTTGCGATGTGGCACTTGCTGCTCCATCGTCTGGGCGTAAAAAATTTGCGCTAGTATCTAGCCTCTACCCTGCCGCACAGGCAGCTTAGAAAATGATGTTTAGTAGCTAAAACGTTTTCTGCCGCACAGGCAGTCCATAAACCACCCTTCGGGGTGGTTTTTTTATGCCCCCCCCACTGGGGTTAGACATGCAGCGCAGCAGTGCAGACACTGCGCTGTATGTCCGTCGGAACAGGAAGCAATCAACCACCAAAGCCTCGTCGCACAAAGAAAGTGGCGGGAGGTGCTGCGCCCATAAAAAGCCGGGCCACTACAGCGGCCTTATCTCCAAAACAGCAGCGGTTCGTTGATGAGTATTTGGTTGATCTCAATGCCACGCAAGCTGCAATTCGGGCGGGATACAGCACGGCGACTGCGGCAATTATCGGGTTTGAGAACCTAATAAAACCTAATATCCAGCAGGCAATTGCGCAGGCGCGCAAGGAGCAGCAGGAGCGAACCCAGATCAGCGCCGACATGGTGGTTCAAGAGGCGTGGAGTATCGTTACCGCAGACCCACGCGAGCTGGTTGACGTAAAAGTAGGTTGCTGCCGCTGTTGTCACGGAGAAGGCCACAAGCCGCAGCGCACGTTGAGTGAGTTCAATGCGGATCGTGAAGTCTGGCTCAACAAAGGCAAGGACATTACAGAGTTTGATGAAGCTGGTGGCATCGGGTTTAACCCACTACAGCTGCCGAATCCAGAGTGCCCAGCGTGCGGAGGCGATGGTCACGCCCGTGTGGTGCTGAAAGATACGCGCCATCTATCGAGTAAAGCCGTAGCTCTATACGCCGGAGCAAAGCAGACTAAGTTCGGCGTCGAGATACAAATGCACGACAAGGCTTCAGCAATGGAGAAGCTGTTTAAGCACCTTGGCTTGTACGAAAAAGACAACGAGCAAAAGACCGACCCGCTCACCACACTGCTACACACCCTATCCAAAGGCAACGGCAATGGCTTCAAGCCCGTGCAGCACGATCCAGAAGCGGCGCTTGGAGCAATCGGCGCATCCGGCATCACTCCCGACACCATCATCCAGCGGGGCGATGATGACGACGATTGATAGCCAGCTTTGGACTGAGCCACAGGTGGCAGGCCGGGTGACTGTCATACCGCCCACCAATGTGCCCACCAGCCCAGAGGAACTGGCGCGATGCCTTGCTGATCCCGAATGGCGGCTTTTTAGCGGCTGCCTGTACCAGATCATTGTCAAGAGCGAAGAAGAAGACGGCGACAGCTTTGTCATGCCCTTCAAGCCCAACAGGGCGCAGCGCCGGTTCATCAAGCGCCTATGGCACCGCAACCTGATCCTGAAGGCTCGACAACTTGGGTTCACGACCCTGATTGCAATTCTCTGGCTAGACCACGCCCTGTTCAATGGCAACCAGCGATGCGGCATGATTGCCCAAGACCGCGAGACAGCCGAGGCCATCTTCAGGGACAAGGTTGTGTTTGCTTACGACCACATGCCAGAGCAGATACGGGAACGCTTCCCACTGGCCCGCGCCAGCACCAAAGAGCTGCTTTTCGCCCACAACAACAGCAGCATCCGTGTGGCTACATCGGTTCGCGGTGGAACCATCCACCGGCTGCACGTTTCCGAGTTCGGCAAGATATGCGCCAAGTTCCCCGCCAAGGCCGACGAAGTTGTCACCGGCTCCATTCAGGCCGTGCCACTAGATGGCATTGTGGTCATCGAATCGACCGCTGAAGGCGCGAACGGGGAGTTCTACGATATGTGCCAGCGTGCCCAGTCTTTGGTGGCTTCAAAGGCCATCCTGACGCGCGCACAGTACCGCTTCCACTTCTACGCATGGTGGCAAGACCCGGCATACAGCATAGACCCGGCTGGAGTACCAATCCCCAACGACCTGCACGACTACTTTGACAAAGTGGAGGTCGATGCGGACTGCAAGATCGACTTGGGCCAGCGCGCGTGGTACGCGGAAAAGATGCGCAATGACTTCGCAGGCAAGGAAGAAAAGATGTGGCGCGAGTACCCCTCAACGCCCGAAGAAGCTTTCCAGCAATCCACGGACGGCAACTACTACGCCAAGGACATGGTGCTGCTGCGCAAGCGTGGCGGCATTTGCGAGGTTCCTACGCTGGACTTGCCTGTTTACACCTTTTGGGACATCGGGCGCGCGGATGGCACGGCCATTTGGTTCATGCAGCGCCTTGGGCAAGAAGACCGCTTTATCGCGTACTACGAAGAACACAACGAGGACTTGCGTCACTACGCAGCCATGCTCCAGTCCAAAGGCTACCTGTACGGTGCCCACTTCCTGCCCCACGATGCGGCGGCCAAGAAGCTGTCGGACTACAACAAGTCGGTGCAGGAGCAGCTTCAAGACCTGTTGCCCGGCCACACATTCCTGATCGTCCCCCAGATTAGCGAGTTGATGACCGGAATCTACGCCGTGCGCAAGCACCTCAAGTCCGCGTTTTTTGACATCGACGGCACAGCCCAAGGCATTGAGCGCCTGACCAACTACAAGAAAAAGTTTAGCCAAAGCGAAAAGCGCTACCTAGACCAGCCCGATAAGAGCAACAAATGCAGCGAAGGCGCGGATGCGCTGCGCCAGTGGGCTCAAGCCAAGGAGATTGGGCTACTAGATAGCTACAGCACAGGCTCATCGCGACACAGCTACCAAGACCCCGAAGAACAAGATTGGCGATAACACCATGCCCGCATACACCCCACCCCCGCCCGATGCCGACAAAGGCGAGTCCATTGATCCCACCGAGTTCGGGCGCATTCTTGACGAGGCCGTGGAGCAGCCGCACTGGCGCGCAGAAGCCGACAAAGAGGCCGACTATGCTGATGGCAACCAGCTAGACACCGAGCTGCTACGCAAACAGGCGGAAAAAGGCATCCCGCCAGCGAAAGAGAACATCATTGGCCCCAAGATTGCTGCAATCTGCGGCTATGAAGCCAAGACGCGCACAGATTGGCGCGTTACACCTGATGGTGATCCCGAAGGCCAAGATGTTGCCGACGCGCTCAACTACCGCTTGAACCAAGCCGAACGCCACAGCCGCGCCGACCGCGCCATGAGCGAGGCTTTCAAGCCGATGGTGTCCGTTGGGCTGGGCTGGGTAGAAGTGGCGCGTGAATCCGATCCGTTCAAGTATCCGTACCGGTGCCGCTACGTGCATCGCAATGAGATTTACTGGGATATGCAGTCGCGTGAGCCCGATTTGTCGGATGCACGATGGCTGCTGCGTGAGCAGTTTGTCCACGTTGACCGCGCTGCCACGGCGTTTCCCAAGCACGCCGAGCTGATACGCGACGCCAGAAGCGTGCATAGCCTGGGCGCGTATGCCCCCGAACTCCTAGAAGGTGGTGTATCGACTGGTTTGCAGTCCGGCCCAAATCAATCACGCGCATGGACGACGCGGGAATCGTCTTGGTACCGAAGCACTACGAACGAGGTGTGTATTGTCGAGCTGTGGTACCGGCGCTGGGTGCAGGCGCTGGTGCTCAAGCTCAAGAACGGCAGGGCCATCGAGTTCGATAAGGCAAACCCCAATCACATTGCAGTCATTGAGGCTGGCGTAGGTAAGCTGGTGAAGGCTACCGTGGCGCGTGTGCGGCGCTCATACTGGATGGGGCCAGTGCTGCTGCACGACGAGGCCACGCCATACCCACACGCGCACTTTCCGTATGTGCCTTTCTTTGGCTATCGGGAAGACATGACGCGAGTCCCGTTCGGGCTGGTGCGCGACATGATGTTTCCGCAAGACAACCTGAACAGCACACAGGCACGGCTGCGCTGGGGAATGATGGCGGTGCGTACTGAGCGCACCAAGGGCGCTGTAGAAATGACGGACGCCCAGCTACGCAAGCAAGTTGGCAGCTTGAATGCCGACATCGTACTGAACGCCGCCCACATGGCGCAACCCGGCGCGAAATTCGATGTGAAGCGGGACTTCCAGCTTAACGATCAGCAGTTCCAGTTGATGCAAGATAGTCGCATGGCGGTTGAGCGCGTCAGTGGCGTGACGGCAGCGATGCAAGGGCAGTCGGGTTCAGCAAGCAGCGGCTTGCAAGAGCAAACCCAGCTTGAGCAAAGCCAGGTGGCCATTGCGGCGCTGATGGACAACTTCAAGGATGCACGCTCACAAGTGGGTGAATTGCTGATTGCCCTAATCATTGAAGACATGGGGCAAGAGGAAGAAACCGTGGTGATCGAGGGCGACACGATCAACCCGCCTCGCGCCGTAGTGCTGAATCAGCCCGAGATCGACAACGACACGGGCAAGGTGCGCCTAAACAACGAAGTGCAGCGCGTCAGATTGAAAGTTGCGCTTGAAGATGTACCAAGCTCCAGCAGTTTCCGCGCACAGCAACTCAATTCGCTATCCGAGGCTATCAAGTCGCTGCCGCCGCGCTCACAGCAAGTGACGATGCCGTTCCTGATTGACTTGATGGACTTGCCACGCAAGAAGGAAGTCGTGAAGGCACTGCGCGACGCAGAAAAAACGCCAGACCCAGAAGTGATGATGGAAGAGGCCAAGAAAGAGCTGATGTATGAGCTGAAGGTGCGCGAGCTGGACATTCGGGAAACTGAAGCTGGCGCACGCGGCAAGCTGATGCAAGCGCAGACGGTGCAGACGGGCGTGCAAAGCTCATTCAGCGCTATGCAGGCCGGTACGCAAGTGGCGCAAATGCCTCAGATTGCGCCAGTAGCTGATGCCATCATGGCTTCGGCGGGCTACCGCAAGCCCATCCAAGGCGATGACCCTAACTTCCCGACCGCAGACGTGGTGCCGCCCATGCCGCCCCAAGGTCTGCCCGATGGCCCGATGGCGGTACGGCAAAACACAAGCCCCAGTTTCCCCCCAGTGCCAGACGATGGCACTTCACCCATGACCGGCATTGAAACCGCCGATACCCACGACAACCTAGAAGGAGTATGACTATGACAGCCACCCAAGAAATGCAGCAATACATCGGCACTAAGCAGGTGCGCGGCACACCCATGACCCGGCTGGAATACAACTGCCTGCGCGGTTGGACTGTGCCCGCTGATGAAAACCCAGATGATGAAGGCTACCTTGTCGAATATCTGGACGGTGGCACACCAAATCATCCCGATTTTGCTGGCTACATCAGTTGGTCTCCCAAGAAGCAGTTTGAAGCTGCATACCGCCCAACTTCTGGCCTGACCTTCGGCCTTGCTATCGAATCGCTGAAGCTGGGCAAGCGCGTGGCCCGTGCTGGCTGGAACGGCAAGGGCATGTGGCTTGCCTACATGAGCGGTATGTCGCTACCCCCATACAACACGCAAGGCACTGAACGTAAGGTCAATGACCGCACTGCCAAATTGATTGGCGAAGACACTCCGCTGGAGACTTTGCCCTACATCGCCATGTGGACGGCTGATAAGAAGTGGCTTCCGGGTTGGCTCGCAAGCCAAACCGACATGCTGGCCGAAGACTGGGCCATCGTGGAATAAGGAGCAGATCATGACGCATAAAAACATCTTTGCATACACAGCGACTACCCAAAGCCCTTACCCCGGTTATGTCTCCATCAATGACGATGAAGACGGCAGCTACAGCATCACTGTTCGTAGTCCGGGCAATGGAGGTCGCGATATTGGGCAGGTAATCGTGAGCAGCGAATTGCTGGCGAGTATGGCTACCGCCATTCAACAACACCAGCTCAATACTTCTAGTGCGAGCATTCAATCTCCCAGCGCTCAAGCTGACCAGCGCATTGAAGCCGAACTGGTGGCTGCTGGCCTGAATGCGCCACGCATTACCGCTGACCATATTCAGGCTTTGATGGATCAGGTGGTCTATCACTACGAGAACCCCCAAGGCACTACCAGCACATTCGCCCACGCCTACCTTGACGGTTTCTATTTGGCTAGCGGTTACAGTGCCTGCGTCAGTGCATCCAACTTCGATGCGGCCAAAGGCCAAAAGTACGCCAAAGAACAGGCTGAGCCGAAGGCGCGTGACAAGCTGTGGGAGTTGGAGGGTTATGACCTGCACAAGCGCCTGCGCGCGGCCAGCTAACCCTGATTTCTTCGATTTGAAATCCAAGTATTCCGTCAGCCACCCGAAGGTGGCTTTTTTCTTTCCACTCCCAGCGCAAAACGCACTTACCCCCACTGGGGTTTGAGTAACGCGCCACGCGCTGGCACATTACATCCAAGTCGAGGCGAAAGCCAAGACGAACCGCCCAACTCGTGATGAGTCCGGCTTTCCCGCAGATGGAGAGTGTGACGGTGGTGGCTTCGGCCACTGCCCTTGCCTCAACCGCTGTGTACCCATTGCGCCCGCTGGATGGCGGGACGGAGTACGACGCATGACCCCAGAGCAAATGCTTGCCGCCGCAGAAGCTGGCACGCTTGATATGGACTTGGACGAGTCCAATCCCCAGCCCACCGAAACCGCAACAAACACCGAATCAGGACAGCAAGCTGCTGCGCCTGTCGTTGCCGCGCCCGTAGAGCAGGATGAGCAGCCCGCTCCCATTGCCAGCAAGTCCGGCACCTACACCATCCCTTACGACGAACTGGTAAAGGCCCGCGAGCAGCGCAATGCTGCACTGTCCAAGGTGCAAGAGTTGGAATCCCAGCTTGCGCAACTGGCGACCCATCAAGCAGCGAACCTTGCCAAAGCCCAAGCTGATGCCCAGCACCGCGCGGATGCCGGTATGGCACAGACCAAGGCCGACGCAAACTTGGCAGCAGCACAGCAAGCAGTTGCAGAAGGTGTTGACCCCGACCTTTTTGGCGACTTCTCGGAAGAGGGTATCGCCAAAGGTGTTGAAGCGCTGGTAGATAAGCACATGGATCAGCGCGTAGAGCAACGTGTGCAGCAGGCCATCGCCCCGCTTTTGCAAGAGCGCCAAGCCATCGCACAGCAAACCGCTGCCGAGCAGCACTACGGCGCAATCTACACAGCTCACCCGGACGCGGATGAGCTGGTGCAGTCTGAGCAGTTCAAGCAGTGGATCGAAGGTTTGCCCGGTTTTGCCCGTGCTGCCGTGGATAACACCCTCGCAACTGGCAAGGCCACGGACGTGGTTGAGGTGTTTAGCACCTTCAAGGCCAGCGCAGGTATCAAAACCACGCAAGCGGCGCAACCCAGCAAAGTAGAGCTGGCCATCGCCAAGGCGCAAGCCGCCCCGTTTGTGCCCACCAGCTTATCGGAGATGGCTGGCAACGCATCAAACCCCAATCTCGCAGAGCAGTTTTCCGGCCTAGACGGCGGAAGCATGCTGGCGCGCATGGAGAACCTGACTCCCGCGCAAATCCAAAAGCTGGTGGATAGCGTCTAGGCGCTGTCCGTTTTATGGGCCACCTCGTGATGAGGCCGCCCGTCATCCCTATCGACGGAGGACACAATGTCCAAAACTAATATCGGTGCTGGTACGCCCAACGCCCAATACGTGCAGGCCGCAGCCCTGTTCTGGCAATCAATGCAGCGCAATTCGCGCCTCGGCAGCATGGCGGGCAAGATCCCGCGCGGCGAGGCAGGTGCTGCTGAAGGTATCCGCAAGCAGTCCACTACGGACATGCCCATTGTGCGCTGCGAAGATTTGACTAGCGGCAAAGGCGATGAGGTGGAGTTCCACTTTGTGCAGCCGGTGAATGCCTACCCCATCATGGGTAACGCTATTGCCGAAGGCAAAGGCACTGGCATTACGCTGGACAACACCCGGATTCGCGTCAATCAGGTGCGCTTCCCTGTGGACTTGGGTAATGCTATGTCGGATATTCGCTCGCCCGTGGAATTTCGCAAGATTGGTCGCCCCATTGCCCAAAGCCTGATTGACAGCTATCAAGATCAGGTGACGCTCACGCACATGGCTGGTGCCCGTGGCTATCACAACAACATGGAATGGCGCTTGCCCACGGCGGATAGCCCTGACTTTGCGGCTATGGCCATCAACACGGTGAAAGCCCCCACCAAGAACCGCCACTTTGTAGTGGATGGCGATGCAATCAAGCCACTGGCCGTAGTTGGTGGCGATCTGGACATTGCCACAACCGATCTGCTCACGATGGATACCGTGGACAGCATTCGCACGGTGATTGAGTCCATCGCCTTGCCGCCCCCAGCTATCAAGCTGCCCGAAGACAAGGCTTCCGACGACTCGCCTTTGCGCTGCCTGATGGTATCCCCGGCGCAGTACCACAGCTTTGCTGCTGATCCCAACTTCCGGCAGTTCCAGGCAAGCGCGATGGCGCGGGCCAGCAAGGCCAACAACCACCCCTTGTTCATGGGTGAAGTGGGCCTGTGGAATGGCGTGCTGATCTGCAAGATGCCGCGCCCGGTTCGCTTCTACGCTGGTGACACGCTCAAATACTGCGCTGCCCACGACACTGAAGTCGAATCGAGCGCCACCGTGCCGGCTGCTTTCGGCACTACGCACGCTGTAGATCGTGCGCTACTGCTGGGTGGCCAAGCGCTAGCTCAAGCCTTTGGCCGCTCCAAGCATGGCGGCATGCCCTTCTTCTGGAAAGAAAAGAGCTTCGATCACGACGACAAGGAAGAGCTGCTTATCGGGGCCATCATGGGCTTCATGAAGCTGCGCTGGCTGATCGACCAAGGTGACGGCGCTTTCCATTACACCGACCACGGTGTGATTGCCATTGATACCGCAGTCCCGATCATCGGCGCACGCAAGTAACCCCCAAGGCTGGCCCTTTGGGGCTGGCCACTGAACTTTTCAGGAGGCCGATATGGCTATCATCACCAAAACTCAAAACACCGCAAACAATCTGGGTGCTGCGCCTTGGGGCAATCTTTCGGCCCTGCACTTTGTGTTGGACACCAACGCCACGGGCGCGGCCATCAGCTCCAACTCCACGGCTGCTATCGCACTGGGCGACGTGGTTCGCTTGGGCGTGATGCCCGCTGGCTTTAAGCTGGTTGACAGCCAAGTCGTGGTGCAAACCGGCATGAGTGCCAGCGTCACGGGTAAGCTGGGCTTTGCCTATATCGACGGCACCGACGTTGCAGCCGTACCCCAAGACGATGATTATTTTGGCGCTGGCTTGGCGCTATCGGCTGCGGCACGCCTACGCAACGCCACCACCAATGCGGCAGTGACGCTGCCCAAAGATGCCTACCTGACCCTGACCACAGCCGGTGCGGCCAACGCCAAGGCTTCGCGTGTGGAGGTGACTGTGTGGGGCATCGTGGAAGGTGTAGCGTGAAACTGGTGCGCCTCACCTATTCCGGGGTCAAGCCCTACCGCGACCGTGAGGTGCGGTATGAGTGGCAGCCCGGCGACACCAAGCTGGTGCCCGAGAAGGCGGCGCGCTATCTGCGGCGCTTTCCGGTGTTTGCTTTGGCGCAAGAGCAGGCCGCCGTGTCTGCCGATGAGCTGGAGCAGGCCACCGTGTCTGCGCAGCTTGCGCACCAGCAAGAGCAGGACGAGCACAACGCCAAAGAATCCATGCTGCACACGCTGGAGGCAATGGACAAGGCCGCCTTGTACGCCTATGCCGAAAAGTACGAAACCAAGCTGGACAAGCGCAAGGCCGAATCGGTGCTGCGCCAAGAGGTAGCCGTGCTTATTGAGCAGTTTGGAGCCCGGTGATGGACTTGGAGCAACTGACCGCCAGCTTCCGTGTAGATGCGGACGACTTGCACGAGCCCTATTTGTTTCAAAACGAATGGATCGCGCAGTGGCTGTCTGAGGCACAGGCAGAGGCCGCTATCCGTGGCCGCCTGATCTTTGACGACACCACCCCGGCGGTTTGTCAGATTGCCGTGACGGCTGGTAATGCGGTTTACCCGCTGCATCGAGCCGTTACCGAAATTGCCGATATGCGCTTTGTGGCCAGTGGAAGCGTCGAGTCCACGGGCTTATCGCTGGTGTCGCGCGAGTGGTTGCAAGAGCGCCGCCCACGCTGGCGTGATGAAACAGGCGAACCGGCGTTTGCCATCCAAACCGATCTCACGATTCGACTGGTGCCCACGCCCAGCACGGACGGCGTACTGCGCTTAGAAGTGCAGCGCCTACCGCTAAAGGCGCTGGAGTACGACACGGACAAGCCTGAGATTCATATCGGCCACCACATCCAACTGGTGCATTGGGCATTGCACCGTGCATTTAGCAGGCCCGACACCGAGACGATTGACCCGCAACGCGCCGACCGGGCGCTAGCTGCATTTACTGCCTACTTTGGCCCACGGCCAGACAGCGACTTGCGGCGCATTACGCGACACGACCAGCCACAAGTAAACGAACTGTGGTGACGCAAAGGACTCGATATGCCAAATACGTTTTACCCCAAGGGCAAAGAGAAGATGCTTTTGGCCCAAGTGAACTGGGCGACAGACACGATCAAGGCCGCGCTGGTTTCTACCAGCTACACCTACAGCACCACACATGAGTTTTTCAGCTCAGTGTCTGCGGCTGTGGTGGGTACGCCCGTGACGTTGACAACCAAAACTACTACCGATGGTGTGTTTGATGCGGCTGACGTGCTGTATGCAGGGCTGCCTGCTGGCTCCACGGTTAAGGCGCTGGTTATCTACAAAGACACGGGCGTCGAATCAACATCACCAGTGCTGGCGTACCTGGACGCACTTACCGGGTTCCCGATGACTACCAGCGGCGGCGATGTTGCTATCCCGTGGAACAACGGCCCAGCCAAGATTTTCAGCCTTTAACTGGAGCAAGCAATGCCCGCACCTTCTGTATATACCTATTCCGCAGCTGCTTTGGTGGCTGCCCACACCTCATTCAAAAACCTGATTGATGCTGGCAGCGCTGGCGGCTCTATCAAAATCCGCGATGCCAGCGATGTGCTGCTGGCCACGATTCCGCTGACTGACCCGTGCGGCGCGGTGAACGGCACCACAGGCCAGCTCACTCTAACCCCGGCTGGACGCGATGAAAGCGCGGACGCTGATGGCACGGCGGCTTATGGCGAGTTTTGCGATAGCAATGGCGTGGTGTACCTGAGTTTGCCTGCGCAAGCCGGTAGCGTGCCGGTGCTGGGTAAGTTGGTGATGAATACGCTGAGTGTGGCGGCTGGTGGGCCGGTAGAGGTGTTGTCGGTGACGGTGGGGTGAGCGGCGCATGACTAGCGTTAAATACTTCCACAGCGCTATGACCGGTGCGCCGGTGCTGTCTGGCACGGCAGGCAGTTTGATTGCTGTGCTGGATGCGTGTCTGGTTAATGGCTTTGGCCTGCAAACGGCCAGCGCTGTAACGGTGGCTGGTGGCGTGGCCACGGCTACTTTTCCGAGTGGACACCCCTTTGAGCCGGACGCCATCGCACTGTTTGCGGGGGCTATGCCTGCGGGGTTGAATGGCGAAAAGCGCATTCTGAGCGCTACCACCAACGCTGTGACTTTTGACGCTGCTGGGGTTGCGGATGGTGCGGCCACGGGCACGATTACGGCGAAGCTGGCAGCGGCTGGCTGGGCCAAGGAGTTTAGCGGTACGAACTTGGCTGCATACCGAGCCACGGACGTGGAAGGCACGCGCATGTTTTTGCGGGTGGACGATACCAGCGCGACTGACGCGCGTGTAGTTGGTTATGTGTCCATGACTGACATCAATACCGGTGTTGATCCATTCCCAAACAGCACACAAGCCTCGGGCGGTGGCTGGTGGCCCAAGGCAAGCGGAGGAGGTGTTACTGCGCGCGCTTGGACTGTGGCGGTCGATGGCAAAGACTTCAAGCTGCACATACACAACTATGCTGCTGATGTCGGCTCTTTGTATCACGGTACAGCGGGCGTTATTTGGGGTTTTGGGGACTTCGTTCCATGTAAGTCCGGCGATGGATATGCGTGCGGTCTACAGTGCAATAGCACTAACACTACCTCATCACAGAATGCAATGGAATACTGCTCTAGCAGTTCGCCGCAAGCTGGGATTTACGTCCCGCGCTCATACACAGGGGTCAGCGGCAGCATTGCAGCAACAAGCGCTCCAGTAGAGTATTTTTCTGGTGGCCATTCTGGATCGACCAATCACCCTACCGCACCGGCTTACCCCAATGGCCCAGACAACGGCCTAGTGCTGTCGAAAAAAATGATTCTTGAGCCATCGGTCTGCCGTCGTGGGTATTCCCGTGGGCTGTACGTTGTTCCGCAAAATTGCCACGCCAGTTTTAGCTGGCGTCAAAAAATAGAACTTGCTGGGCGTAAGTTGCTGGCGATTAAATGCGGCAATCAAACCGGCAATGGCAGTGTTGGTGTCGCGTTCATTGACATCACCGGCCCGTGGGATTGAGCTATGGCTGTAGGCGTTTTATCTCCGGCCACTGTGCATATTGATATGCAGGATGCGGGCCGCTATCGCGTTTATGGTGTCGTAACGCTATCCCCTGCTGTGCCGCTGCGCCGTCGTGTACGGCTGCACGATCAGCGCAGTGGGCGCTTTATTCGTGAAACGTGGAGTGACGCCACGACCGGGGCTTACTCTTTTGACTGTATCCGGGGTGGTGCTGGCCAGCTTTACTACGTCACGACTTTTGACCACACGGGAGAAAAGCAGGCGGTGATTGCGGATGGCGTGGTGCCCGAGGCGATGTAGCGATGGCTGATACTGCGCTGATTTTCAAATTCCCGGCGCTGGTGACGCCGGGGCCGGTGCCGTTGGTGTTTGGGCAGGTTGAAGGGGCGCAGGCGTGGGCAAGCTCCCCTAGTCCGCTGGGCGCACCCGCTTCGGTGGCGCAGAGTGTGACGGCAGCGCAGGTGGCAGCGCCTAGCCCATTAGGGGCAGCGCAGGTTATGGCCAGCGCGGTGCATACAGTGCGCGCTGATGCTCCTAGCCCATTGGGTGCGGCGCGTGCTGTGGCGTTTTCTGGGCAGTTGTTCTTTGTTCGGGCGCAAGCCCCTGCTATTTTGGGCAACGCGCAGGTGCAGGCGGTATCGGTTCGGGCAGCTAGGGTTGCTGCCCCTACCCCGTTGGGTGGTGCGTCTGCATTGGCCAGTGCATGGACTTTGTTGCAGGCGCATGCGGCGGCACCTAGCCCTCTGGGCGCGGCGCATGCGGTTGCAATGGTGATGCCAGCGATCCATGCCATCGCTCCAAGCCCACTGAGCGGCGCAAGCGTGTTCGCGCTGACTACGGTTAGCGCCTATGCGCAAGCGCCTACGCCACTGGGGTCACCTGCTGCGCGTGCGGTTTCGGACTCCAGTGCCGCACACACGCTGGGGGCGGTAACGCAATTTGGCACGCCTTCTGTGGTGGTGGTTTGTTATGCCACTGAGAGTGTGCAGCTTATCCCGTTCATTACGCCACCGACGGCCTACCAGGTGTCGGTGTTCGGTACGCTGGTGGCGCAGCAAATACAGCCTATTGAGGCCCCGATATTTGGCACACATTCGGTGAGCTTTGTTACTAGCCACCCAGCAACCTCTATCGAGGCTTCGGCCACGTTTAGTGTGCCTGTGGTGCGCTCAGTGCATGAGGCCTCTAGTTTGGAGCCCGTGGTGTTTGGCGCTGGCGATGCGCCTACCCATGTGGCACCGGCAAGCAGTTTGTTTGGGCAGGTGACTTTTGGGCAGCCGACGGTTAGCACGGTGCATCCATTGGGCGATTGGTATGCGGGCATTCGCCTTGGGGCTGTAGGTGTTTCGATGCTGGGCAGTTTTCCCGTGATGGAGAGCATTGAGTCCGTGGAGTTTGGTGTGCCCTATCTGGGGGCAACGATACACCCCGCAATGCCGCTGCACGCTATGCCGACCTTCGGCCCCATCACTATCCGCAGGATGCACACATGCTGACGTTTGAAAAGTTCATGGGCATCAACAATGTGCTGCCCCAAGAGCGCATGGGCGAGTCTGATCTGGTTACGGCCACCAATGTGGATATTGGCCTATCGGGCGAACTGCGCAGGCGCGGCGGGTTTACGTTGCTATCAAGCCAGTGCCACAAGAGCTTGCACCAGTCCGAGGGCTATATGCTGGCGGTTGTAGATGGCGGCGACTTGGTGGCCATCTACCCCGACGGTAGTCGCGTGGTGGTTTATCCATCGCTGGGGCCAGACCGGGTGCATTACTGCAATCTACCCGGCGGGCGCACGGCGTTTTCCAATGGGCTGATTTGTGGCATGACCAGCGGCGGCCCGGCTACGCAATGGGGTGTGCCTACGCCAGAGGGCACGGGCTACGCGCTGCCTATTGCTGGCAAGCTGGCCCCCGGCCTGTACCAGTACCGCATCAGCTACACGCGCATGAGCGATGGCTTGGAAGGTGCGCCGCTGGCTGCCGAGCCATTGCAGTTGGATGAGGGCGGCATCTTTATTGACGCGCTGCCGGTACGCGATGGCCACACGATCAATGTGTACCTGAGTGGCCACGGCGGTGAAGGCGCGTACCTGGCTGGCTCCACCAGCACGCCCATGTTCAGCTACATAGGCGAAAACAGCGCCTTGGTGCAGCCGTGTCGCACCGTGGGCACGCATCCTGCACCCGCTGGCAAGGCGATGGCATTTTGGAATAGCCGCGTACTGGTGGCCGATGGCCCGGTGCTGTGGGCATCTATGCCGGGAGCGTGGCATTTGTTCGAGTTGCGCCGCGACTTCAAGCAGTTCACGGCACCGATTACGCTGGTGCAGCCCGTAGATGATGGCGTTTATGTGGGCACTGAGCAGGAGCTGGCGTTTCTGGGCGGCCCTGATTTTGACAAGCTGGCGTTCCGGCAGGTGGTGCCCGGACGTGTGGTGCCCGGATCAGGCGCGGCAGCACCCGGCGACAAGATAACGCTAGGCCAGAACGTGGGCAGCGGCAGCGCCATGCTGTGCATTGTGGATGGCGGCATTGTGGCCGGGTTCAATGGCGGGCAAGTGGCGCGGTTGACGCAGGGGCGCTATCGCACTGATGCTGCCGAGGTGGTTGCAACATTCCGGGTGCTGGACGGTATTCCCCAATACATGGCGGTGGTGCAATGAGGCAAGAAGCAGGCATTCCGGCGCGCATGATCGTTACCGATCAGTATGGTGCAGCGGCGCAATTGAATGGCGCACAGGTGGCAGCCGTGAATGGGGTGTTCAATGCTTTTAAGCACCAGGTAAAGGCGTCGATTGTTCCGAACCATACTCACACAGTACGCATTGCTGATGGCTCTATGGTGCGAATGAGCTTTCAGTTTGGAGTGTATGTGGTACGGGTGGTGGTGCCGAATGTGTCTGAGATAGGTGTGATTTTTGTTATCCGTGGGTTGCGCACCGGGTGGTCTAAAGACTGGGGCGACGAGATCGGGCGCTACGGCTGGAATAATGGCATGCCTGTTACCGAAGCGCAGCTCAACGGCATTGAATACAATGAGGACACTAAAACCCTAATTAATAGCGCAGTAGTGCTAAAGATAAGGAATGAAAATGGGAAGAAGCGCCCATTTATTGTTGGGCGTGGCGGCACTGTTGGTCGTGCTATGGGTGATGAAAATTGGCAAGGCCATATCCACTACGGCACCGGAGTTACGGTAATCGGTGATTACGTTTTTGTGGGCCTACATTTGTGCGCAAAAATACCGGAATGGGATGATGGAAAAAACCACATGCTGTCATCTAATCTGGATACACGAATAAAAGCAGTAAGCAGAGATGGCGAATCCGGGCTGTTTGTTGCTACCCAGTTTGGCATCATGAGGTGGTCTTTACCGATGGTCAGCGGCAAGGTAACGAAGGTGACTGATGGTGATTTTATTTCCGCGATGAAGGTGGGAAACCAGCTACCAGTCATCGGGATAAACACGGGATACATTCTGCTTTTCGAGGAAACCAATACCGGAGTTGACCGCGCAGATACTGTCTCCTTCGGAAAAAACGGTAGGTTTGTCGTTTTCGCACCGAAGGCACCCGTAGTTGAATCTGAGGGCGTTCCAGTAATCTCATGCACGATAGCTGTAGTGGATGGAAAATATGTGTGGGAACTGGGGGAATCTAGCACCACTGTATTTGACAGGACAGACAGCCAAACCTCTAGCTCAAGCCGCCCACAACCAAGGCCGGTATATGAGCGAACAAAGGTAGTCGGCTACGCTGATGATTATGCTGAAGCACCTGTACTGCTTATCGGTGCGATAATCTATAAAACACGCTTAGTGTTCGACGCCGAACATCCCGGATTTAGCTACGACCCGTGGAGAACCAGTGATGGAGTGAACTACATCCAAACCGCATCTTCTGAACTGGATCGACTTGGGCCTCCCGGTTCAGTTGTACCAAAGCACATCTACCAGCCATCAACCGTGTCCGTAACCTTTCCTGGTTCGGTCAATGAGTCATCTAGTGCTCAGTCTGGGTACGGATTGCGATCTCACGCTGTCTACGGTAATACATTGCAGTCATGGGGCGGGAGGTTTGCTAATAACGAATCAGGCGATAGTACGTTCAATTTTTCATTCAACGTAGACGGAGCCTATGAGCGGTTTGTCGATCTTTCGTACAGCATAACCAAAACAGCGACATTGGAATCGGTGCGCAACGGCGACATTGCCTTGTTTGGTGAATCAATTAAATATTTGGAGCACTCCTACACTTCAAGCTCGGACTCTATGCTCGGAAGCGTGACGGGCGGTTACTCGACAGGTACGGATGCGGCGTACATAACTCCAAAGGACGGGGTTACTCTGAATAATTTACGAGAGCCGCCCCATGTGGGACTTCCTGCAAATGATCAGCACTATTCACAATACGGCATCACCAATAACAATGGATTTATCCAGAAACAAAAGTATGGCGCAGAAGCCATTAGCGTCGATGCAGTGTATGCGGACAATGTGTATTCAAAAGAGTACGACTATTACAACAATACCCCAATAAATAGATACCTTTCTGTTGTTGACATTGAGGTTTCTGGTTTTTTCGGTATTGATAGCAGGTCTGTTTTTGCGCCGCCCACCAATGTTGCATCAGATGTTTTGACAGTTAAGGCGGATGATGTTATTCACATCAATGCTGATACTGGCTGGATGATTGTGGAGAGGTGGGAGCACCGCAGTGATGGCAGGTGGTCGCGCAGTATTTCGTATTCAGTTGACGTAATAAAGCGCCGCTCCGACGGAAAACGATCCGTCTACACCGTCTATGAGAGCAGATTTAGCGGCTCTGGAGACTACAGTATCAGGGGGGCTAAAAATAGTGCCCTCTATGTGCAAGCACTGTATCAACAACATATCTGCGCCGATGCTTCTGGATCAGAGGGGGTTTTACATGCAGCAGTATCTACCTCGGAGTGCATCATGTTTTCCCTCCCTCCCGGCATTGCAGAACGCAGCGTGTATGACAACGGCGGGCAAATAAATGCACACGAAGGCATAGGCATCAAATCTATCGCACTGGCTGTGTGTGATGACGGCACAGTGACAAATCTATACGACTTGGTTGATGTGCCGGATCAGTTATTTAGTTCCTATATCCGCAAATCCTACGGGTCTACATCAGCTTTTGAAATGACAATTCTTCATGGAGATGTTTGATTCGTGATGATTCTAATCAACACCCTAACCGGCGCAGTGTCCGAATACGACGCCACCTTTCACGGCATCACGCCTACCCATGCTGGCAGCACGTTGGGCCTGTTCTTGCTGGGAGGCGACACCGACGCGGGCTTACCTATCGTGGCCCAAGTGCAAACGCCCAAGACGATCCAAGCATCCACGCTCAAAAAGTCTTTGGAGCTGGCCTACCTAGCCATGCGCGGCACAGGCAATGCGCAGGTGCGCGTGATAGGGCAAGCGCAGGAATGGGTCTACCCCTTTATGGTTTTGCCATCGGGCCTATCGCGCTGCAAACTCGGGCGCGGTATCCGGGAGAACTATCTGGGGTTTGGCTTTAGCAACCCCGGTGGCGATGATTTTCAGATTGACCGCATCGAGGTAGTGATGGCTGGTTCTAAAAGTAGAAGGAGTGCGTGATGGCAACTGGATTCGGTGGTGGAGCGCTTTCTAACGGTGCAGTAAGAGCGGATGATCAGGTTGCAACCGCATTTAATTTGGCAGTTGGCTACGCCAATAGCGCAGGACGTAGCCTAGACACGTTCGCCGCTGCGCTAAATAACTCGCTCTACACCCCACCAACCATCAGCGTGCAGTGGCAAGGCATCGCGCCGCCGCCGATTGACTGGGGTAAAGATGTACCCACTATGCCGGAGATCGAGTTCAGGATGCCCGGCGATATGCCATCCCCCATAGATATGACGGGGCTGGATGCAAGCGTGCAGATTGACGACTTCGATACAAAACCCCCGGAGATGGCGTTTGGCGTAGACCCCACCATTACCATCGGCACGGCCCCGACTATCCCGGAGATCAACCAAGTAACGGTACCTGATGTGCCTGTGGTAGTTTTGCCTGATGCGCCTACCTATCTAACCATTACCACACGCACCTTTGGCGGGGTTAATTTGCACGAGGACTGGCTGGCCAAGCTGGAGGATGTGCCCGAGTTGGACTTGGTGCAGCCGACACCGTGGAGTTACCAACGTGGCCCAGCCTATGCCTCGCAGCTACTGGAAAACCTCAAGGGCGTAATCGGCCAGCGGCTACTGGGTGGCACAGGCCTAAACCCAGTGGTTGAACAGGCATTGTGGGATCGTGCCCGTGACCGGGAAACCCAGATTGCGCTGGCCGGTGAACGTGATGTGATGCGCAGCGCCGAGTCTCTGGGGTTTGCGCTGCCCCCCGGTGTGCTGGCGGCACAGTTGCGCGATGCACGGCAGGCGTACCACGACAAGCTATCCACTCTGAGCCGCGACATCAGCATCAAGCAGGCCGAGCTGGAGCAAGAAAACCTAAAACAGGCCATTGACGAGGGCATGAGGCTAGAGGCGCAGCTCATGGATTACGCCCTCAAGATAGAGCAGATGGCCTTTGACGCGGCCAAGGTTGCGGCAGAAAACTCGCTGCAACTGTATAACGCTGGCGTGCAACGGTTCCAGGCGCTGCTGGATGGGTTCAAAACCTACGCGGCCACCTACGAAACCATCATCAAGGCGGAACTGAACAAAGTTGAGGTTTACAAGGCCGAGCTTGAAGGCGAAAAGATCAAGGCCGACATCAACACCAGCTTGGTGCAGCAGTTCAAGGCGCAGATTGAGGGCTCAATGGCAGCCGTGGAAATCTACAAAGCCCAAGTGAGCGGCGCGCAGGCGTTAATGGGCCTGGAGAAGTCAAAACTGGAAGCTGCCGGAGAGCAGGTTCGGGCTTTTGTGGCTGGCCTCAATGCCGAGACTGCCAAGGTAGAGATTTACAAGGCCCGTGTCAGCGCCGAATCCACGAAGATGGAGGGTTACAAATCACTGGCGCAAGCCTACCAAGCCAAAGCCAGCGCGCAAGCAGAGCGGGCTCGGTTGGCTGTGGCTGGCGTAGGCGCAAAGATTCAGGCCAAGGGTATTGAATGGGACGGGTTTAAGGCGCGAATTTCTGCCGAGACAGCCCGCATTGATGCGCTGGGCAGGCAGTCTGGCGTGTTGGCTGATTCGTACCGCGCTGGGGCTGCGGCCACTACAGCCAAGGCGGAAATGACGGCGAAGCTGTGGGAATCCCAGATTAAGCAGTATGAGGCTGGGCAAAGCATTGCCATGAGCAGCGCCAAGATTAACAACGATGCGGCAATGATGGCCAACAATGCGCGCAATGATGCCGCCAAGGCAGGGGCGCAGGTGTATGCGCAGTTAGTGGCTTCCTCCTACGGGATGATCAACGCCAGCGCAAGCAATAGCTACAGCGAATCGAATTCGCAATCCATTTCGGCTTCTGCCACATAAAGGACTTTCCATGAGCTTTGACGAGAATTTTAAGGGCCTTGTCCAGCTAAAAAAAGACAGGATAGAGAGCGATCTACAAACCCAAAGACTGGATAACGAGCGAACTCGGTTCGAGTTAGATCGCGCCAAGGGACTTGCTCCACCCCTGAATAGGTACGCCAACGGCGGCCAGATTCAGGACGTCTCACCCAAGGGTTTTGCGCCAGTGCCTGTGCGCGTGAGCAATGGCGAATACGAGTTCACCCCGGAGCAAGTGGCGGCCATTGGGGCTGCCTTGCTGGCTTCAAAAAATCAGCAACCCCCAGTGGGTTTTGACGCCACATAGCAAAGGCCAGACCATGCGGGGATATGCTTTAGGAGCGCCCCGCAATGGCACAACCAATTCAAACTCAGGGCCGCAGCAATCGCGGCTTTACCGCTGCCACCGACGAGCAGCAAGACATGCCTGCACTACCAGCAGGTGGCAAGATCAAAGGCCCAGGCACGGGCACCAGTGATTCGATTCCACAACGGATGCGCCCCGGCACGTTCATTGTGCCCGCCGACTCGGTGAAGATTTTGGGCATCGATACGCTCAATAAGATGGCGAATATGCAAGCGCCGCAGGGCAACTTCACTCAAGAGCAGGCCCATGCAGCGGGGGTTGCTTTTCTTACCCAGCTTCGGGACGCTACGCACCGGCCAGTGTCCGGTACCGCTGATGCCGTTGATGGCGATGCTGATACCGAAGGCCCAACGGACGTAGATGATTCTGGTACGCGCAACTTCGCTAATGGTGGCGCAGTTGGGCCTACTGAGCGCATGCACCTCAATAGCAATGGCACGGTGCAAGATGGAAGCGGGCGCATGTTGCCCGGCCACTCTGTTCCTATTTCGGGTGCCCCTAGTAATGCAACTCCAAGCATCCCGGATACCGGGCGGTCTTTTGGGTTTACCAACCCCGACTACTGGAATCAGATCGGCAATCAGGAAGCAGAGAACGACAAACGGGGCTTTGGAAGCAGGCTGTCGAGTAGCGCCGCTATGCCGAGTATGGCAGGCGGGCGTGTTGGACTGGCCAACGGCGGTGAAGTTAAGCCACAGGAGTGGATGCTGAAAAATTCAACGGGCAATGCTGGCAGTGGCAATGCCTTGATGCTTGGGCAAAGTCAGAACGCAAAGGGATTTGAGCCCGGTAGGTTTGCCGATGGCGGGGAGATTAAGCATGGTGCGCGCGGGTTTTCTCCAAAGTCGCAGCGCTTAGATGATGGCGGCCCGGTTATCGACCTCTACAACATCTACCCACAAGGCCACCCTGATGCAGGGCGTGGTATTTATGACGGGCCGGGCATGGAGCTAGGCAGCAGCGGCAAGTTTGCGCAAGTGCCTCAAGGCGTGATTGGCCAGCAGCCGCCAAAGCCTACTGCACCCCCTGCTGTTTCTGCTCGCGGGTTTCCAACAGGGAGCGCGCCGACCAAAGATGCGCAAGCCCCCGGACTCTCATACGCAGACAACAATCAGTCGGTTGGGCAAGGCATTAAGGATTCTTGGAACAAGGGCAACTACGGCGAAGCTGTCGGGAAAACCGTAGCAGGCACCGTGGGCATGTTTACAACCCCGCTGATTGATGGAGCCGTACGCGGCGGCGGTGCCGCATGGGATGGCGCAAAAGGGTTTGGCCGTGGCATCTTCGGCATGAATGATGCCGCACCAGCCAGTGCAGCACCCCCTGCAAAATCAAATCCATCTAAGGCAACCGACCAGCCAGCACCGAAACCCAGCAATAGCGCAGTAGCCGCCCAATCCGAAGCGCAAGCGTGGGGCCAGCAGGCACAGACTACCGACAACCTTAAGCAGCGCCTCGCAGAAAAAGGCCGCGAGGGCATGACCAATGCCGAAGTGGCGCAAGCTAACCCCGGTGGCGTGGTGACGATGAAGCGCCAAGCCAATGGCGTGATGGAGTTCTCGGGCAACAACATCAAGGGGCCGGTGTCGTATGCCGACGAGCAGGGCCAAGCGATTGCCGGTGCTGGGATGCGCAGCAAGGGCTTTGGGCGTGTGGACGTGGCACCCGCTGGGGCGAATGTGGTTATGGGGCCGAATGGCAGCTACGCTTTCTCGAATGATGCACCTCCCCCGAGTCATGGGCAACAACAGGCCGGACTCGGGTTCTCTGGTGCGCAAGGCCGGACAGATAACTCCTCGTGGATGCAGCCGGGCATGACGGCAGAACAATCGCTCCAGTACAACCAAGAGGTGGCAAACGCACGCGCTATTAACGCGCAGCAACAGGCGCTGCGCCCAGCAAGGCCAGAGGGCACGCGCATGGTGGGACTAATGGAGCGCACGCCAGATCAGCAACTCCACGACGCAGAAACGCAAGCATCTTCCATCCACGGCGGCACGGCTGCACTGGGGAAGTCCCGCCTCGCGGAAATCATCGCAGCGAACACGGCCCGCGCCAAGGCGGCAAGCGACAAGTATGTTTCGGACAACCAGCTCGCAGGCACGATAGGTTCGGCCACCATCAGCGACCGTGGCGCTACAACACGGGCAGCAGCCACTAACGCCATCCAGCAGGGCGAACTAACTATGAAGCAAGAGGATCAAGGCTTCAAGAGCCGACTGGCTGCGCAGCAGGAGCAGCTGCGCAACGCCTATCAAAACGCCACCAATCCCAAGGAGCAGGCAGCCATTGCCGAGCGCCTTCGCGTATTGACAGGCAAGGACAAGCCCGAGGCATGGAAGGCAATAGCCGCGAGTGGCGGTAAGGACGAGAACGGCAATCCGCAGCCAGGCAATGTGTATCTCTGGAATCCAAACACAGGCGAGAACAGGCAGATGGGTGGACAGCAAGGGGGCACGCAAGGTGTAGCCCGCCCAGCCAGCAAAGCAGAGTTTGACGCGCTACCAAAGGGCGCGAAGTTTATCGACCCCAACGGCCAAGTTCGCATCAAGTAAGGAATATCAGTCATGGCACAGAACTGGTGGGAAGAATCCCAATTGGATAGCGCAACCCCTTCGGATGCTGGTGGCGAATGGTGGAAGGGGTCGAAGCTGGAAGATGAGCCAAAAGCAACAGGCTTCACCGCACGCCTGAAGCAAGGCACAAGCCGCGCATTTGACTCTGCAAAAACAGCACTCACCGATGACGAAAACGAGATAGCCAAGATTGCAGCCGAGCAGGCGCGAACTGCTTTACCGCAAACAGCCTTGCAACGACAGATGGCCGAAGAGTACCAGCCGTATGTGGATGCCGCCAATAAGGCCGAGGGCGTTGTCGATAACGTGACGGCGTGGGGCGCAGCGGGATTCAAACGTGCAGGCCAGTTGCTATCCAATCCCGCCGAAACCGTGGGAATGATGGCCGAGCAGTTGCCCAACTCGCTTCCCGGCCTTGCTGGTGGCTATGCTGGCATGAAGGCTGGTGCTGCACTTGGTTCGCTGGCTGGGCCGGTGGGTACGGTGGTGGGTGGATTGGCTGGTGGTGTTGCTGGCGGCTTCCTTGGTAGCTACGGCCTTGAAAAAGGCGCTTCCGTGCAAGAGCAGGTGCAAAAAGAAGCCCAGAAGCGCGGCATCGACATCCAAGATCAAGCCGCTGTGGCCGGGATGGTGGGCGAGAACTACGACGAAATCGAGGCAACCGCGCAGCGCAAGGGTGTAGGCACAGCTGGCACTGATGCCATTTTGAACGTGGCCACGATGGGCCTTGCTAGCATTGGTGGACGCGCACTGGCAAAAGAGGCGCAAGCCCTGCACGCCGCAGTAAAGAGTGGAGCAATGGATGCCGCAGAGGCATCGGCCAGATTGGCGACACTGGAAGCATCCAATGCTGCACGCAACACGCTAGGTGCCAAGGTTATGCGCGGCACTGGCGTTGTGGGTGCAGAAATGGTGGGTGAAGGCTTATCCGAGGCCGTGGGCCAGAAGTATGCTTATGGCGAAGTAGATGCCGGTGAAGTGATTGACGAGTCGTTGTTGGGCTTTGGCGCTGGCACCGCTATGTCGCTGGGCAGTAAGGCATTCAACAAGGTTGCGGGCATTGTGGATCAGGATGCCGTTGCGCAGAATTTGCAGGCAGCACAGCAAGAGCTTGCCCGCAAACAGGCCGAGATCGACAACTACGTCGATACCCAACCAGAGCCACCGGATACACAACCACCACAACTTGGATTTGACCCAGACCCTCTGGTGGTGTCTCCTGATGGAACCGCAGGGCGCAAGGGCGAAGCAGAGCAGTATGTAGCGTCTTTGCCTGAGCACCAGCAAAACGCCGCCCGCGCAAAGCTGTACGGATATGCACCACAGCCAGTAGACCCACCGCAGCCCGACCCGGTGCGCGAATCGGTACGCCAAGCCGCCGATGCTGGTGGCGCATTGTCTGCCGCCGCTGGTTTGGCTATGGACAGTGGGGCATCGCCTACCTATATGCCTCCGGTGGCCGCCGAACAGGTTGCCGAAGAGCCGCAGGCCGCGCCAGTCGTATTGCAAAACCGTGACCGCACCACAGACGCCAGCATCGCGCAGATGCAGGAAATCGCAGCAAACCCAGATTACTTGCGTGCAGGCGTATCGCGTGACATGACCAATGGTGCGCCCGTGGTGTTTGGCGACTTGCCTGGTACGGCAGTGATTGGACGCCCTGAAACTGTGGTTGATGGCCGTGGTGGGCGCGTGAACACGCAATACGCCATTGTTGATGCTGGCGATGTGATTGCATCCAACAATGCCGACGGCACCACCGTAGCTGAGTATGCCAACGGCCTACCAGGCAAACTGCGTGCTGTAGCTGGCAATGGCCGTACAGCCGGATTGCAGCGTGCCTACGAAATGGGCACGGCTGGAAATTACTCCCAAGAGCTGATGCAAGACGCAGCAAATCTTGGCATTGACCCACAGGCCGTGGCCGGTATGCAGCGCCCAGTGCTGGTGCGGGTGATGAACCAAGCAGACATCACGCCCGACATGGGCGACCGCACCAACACCACCAGCACGCAAAAGCTATCCCCAGTAGAGCAAGCGTCCAATGATGCACGCCGGTTCAGTGTGGCCAACCTGTCTTTTGATGAGCGGGGCAGCCCCACTGCCCAGTCGATCAACGGGTTTATCTCTGCCATGCCGGTGGCCGAGCGCGGCGATATGCTCAATCCCAACGGCACCCCGACCCGTCAGGCTGTTGACCGACTGATGGCGGCAACCTTCAAGCAGGCGTACAACTCGGATGAGCTGGTGCAATTGCATGCCCAAGCCACTGATCCTGATGCGCGCGCAGTGCTGGCCGCTGCCGCTGATGCCTCCGGGGTGATGGCGGCATTGAGCGACACGGGCGAGTTTGATGTGCGATCAGCCGTAACGGATGCGGTGAAGATGGCCGTGAACGCTGCGCGCCAAGGCTTGAAATTGTCGGACGTGTTGCAGAACACCGACTTCGACATGAACCCGGAAGCCTATCCGGTGGCTACGTTCTTGGCGCGGAACATTCGCTCACCCAAGGCGATGGCCGAAGGCTTGCGCCGCTGGGGGCAGTTGGCATTGGAGCAGGCGCGCATTGCCGAAGAAAACCAACGTCAAGGCGGATGGTTGGGGCCAGCCCCTACCCTGACCCGCGAAGAAATCTTTGCGCGCATTGGTGACGCCTACAACCCTACCGAACAAAGTGTAGGCCTGCGCCAAGCTGAAGCGCAACCGCAGGCCCAAGAGCAACAGGCCCAGCTAGACGCCGCCCCCGCCCAGCCCGCACCCTTGCCGGTGCCGGGCAACCACTCGGGCACGCCCACGGCCACAATGGGCACACGCACCGAAGCTGTGGCCGGGCCGGGCTTTGGCCCCGCAAGCCTCAAGGAAGCGCTGGCCTACCATCAGGCACGCAAGCAGCAGGAAGCTGCACAGACGGATGCACCAGCACAACGGGCTGCGCAGCCCGCCCAAGAGCCAGTGCAAACCGCAGCGGTGGCGCAGCAACCCACCCAAATCGACGCAGCCCAAGCATGGGCCGACATGCCAGTCACCAAGCGCAAGGTGACAGCAAAGCAAGCTGGCCTGAACCCGGTTCAGGTGGGCAGCATCGGCAAGGCCAACTGGGACAGGCTTAATCCCGACTTGCAGGCGAAGCTGGGACAGGTGCTGGCCGATGCGTTGATGCCACAGGCAGCAAAATCCTCCAATGATGTGGCATCCATCATGGATGAGGAATTAAAAACGGCAAAGCGCGAGTTGATACGCAACGAATATGCCCCGCCAACAAGCTGGGTTGTTCTTAATAAAGAGACTGGCGAAGTCGTAATGGAGACGTTCGACAGAGCCCAAGTTGATGCGCTCAACACCAGCAAATACGAATCCTTTGGCGCAAGGGATTACCTAGAAGGATTGAATCGCGCCATCCGGCGATTGGGCGACAACCCAGATAGCAAGCGGGTGTTGAATGATGTGCGTCAAATTGCTGAAGAACGGCGCGTAGCCGAACTGTACGGCGAAGCCATTGAGGATGCTACACCCACGCTTACAGCACCCGATGTCGCCCTTACGAATGAGGGCAACAATCCAGCCCCTCAAGCCACCCCCAAGCAAACCAAGGCCATCGAGCGCGTGAATGCTGGCAAGGCGTTTTTCTTCTCCAAACCCAAGGCCGAATCGTTCATTGCCAACAACAATCTGGCCGGCACACATGAGGTAGTGCCAGAGGGCAAGGCGTTCCATGTGAAGGCAAAGGCGCAGCAGGCCGCACCAGAAGCCCCTGCCCTATCCGCCTACACCCCCGCTGAAGCCCAAGCCCAGCAAGCTCAACAAGAGCAGGCCACCAAGGCTGAAGCCGCACGCAAGGCGGCAGAGCAAAAGCAGGCCGCCGACGAGGATGATCGCAAGCGCATTGCGGCAGCCAGCGTAGTGGCCGCCGATACCTTCGAGCTTGGGCAAGACCCGATGGATAGTTTGACTGGGCAGAAAGATGTGTTTGCGGATGCTGGGCAAGAGCCGGAAGCTGCCAAGTCTGGCCCCTTTGACCCCATCTTTGAGGGATTTGAGAACAACCCCAAAGGCGCGATTACTAAGCTCATGCAGGAGAAGCGCGGCGAAGTGCCTGACGCATTCAGTCACCCTGAGTTGGGGGCGATTGGGTTTGTGTACGGCAACAACAACATGGGATTGCTGCATATCGCCAACAAGCGCGGCATTGAGTGGGTGAACCGGATACCTGAGATTTTGAGAACCGGCGAACTGGTAAAAGATGAGGGCGGCTTGCCAAGAGCGTACTTGGTGCGTCGTGCAGACACTCCAGCTAGTGTGACCGTAATCCGCCTGGATTGGGATGGCAAGGGGAAAACTTGGCTTGTCACTGCCTACCCAGACGACTTCGGGAAGTTCACGAAGGACAAAAGCCCCGACAACAACCAGAAGCATACCGGTAGGGCTGTTGATGGAGTCAGTGGATTCTCTGACCAGCCGGGACAATCAGATTCTGCCACCAAGCCCACCAATCTACAAGAAGGCATCAAGCAGGCACAGGAAAACGCGAAGCAAAAGTTCGAGCCATTCAACGCAGTGGCCGCCGAGTATGGTTATTCAGTGGGTGCAGATGGCGTGATTACGCTACGCAACGGCAAGAAGTCCAGCCTAAAGGTGGTGCCCAACAAGAAGGGCGACAGGTTTCAAGTGGACAGCATCGAGCGCGGCGACAAGATGTTTAGCGGCGGCCAGCCTGAAGCACTTGGCAAGTTTCTTGAAAAATTCTGGGATGCGAAGAAGCAGCCCAAGGCAGCCGAGGCCAGTACGCAACCCCAGCAGCAGGCCGAAGCGGCAAAAACCGAAACCACCCCCACCACCATCAAGCAGGTAATCCACAAGCCCGACCTGTCTATGGCCGACATTGAAGTGGGCGACGTGGTGGCGGCGCGTGGCAAGCGGGAAGCTGGCATGGCTTCTGGCCCCGGCGTGGGCGGCAAGGTGACGAAGAAAGGCCGAACCAAGGTTGAGCTGGAAAGCAACTACATGGGTAAGCCCTTGGCACTGCCGGGGATTGACCTGTTCAAGTACGGCAATATTCAGGTTATCAAGCCCGATGGCACCATCATTGTCAGTAGTGCCGCTGATGCAACCAACGCACGGATGTTTATCGGCGGCACTATCGGCACTGACGGCAGGCCGGTTCTGCCAAGCGCCAAGCCAGGCCAGCAGCAGAAGGCGCTCAAGGCATCACCCCAGCAGTCGGTAAGCAGCCGCGCAACCGACCAAACCCAGACTGAGGCGTTCAAGCGCTGGTTTGGTGGCAGCAAGGTGGTTGACCCCGACACCGGCAATCCGCTGGTGATGTATCACGGCACCAACGCCAGCGAAAACGGAGATGCGTTCACGCAATTCAATACCTACGCATCTAAGTACGGCCTGATGGGTATGGGCGGTTACTTTACAGCCGACCCAGAGGTGGCCAGTAGCTACACCAAAAAGGAAAGAGGCGTTACGCCTACGGTGTATCCAGTCTATCTGGCAATCCAGAACCCACTGGATATGGATGCAGAGGCCACCCCGGATATGTGGCGCGACCAGTTCCCCGGAGTGGAGGAGTTCCTAGAAGGCGGAACCAAGAATGAAAATTGGTACCGCGCCGCAGAAGACTTGTTGGCAGACCAAGATATGCCAACATGGGAAGGCGCAGAAGCTATGCAAGAGGGGTTGCGTAGCATGGGTTTTGATGGCATCACCCACATTGGCGGTGGCCGCATTAACGCGAACGATGCAAAGCATTTGGTTTACATCGCTTTTGACCCCAACCAAATCAAATCCGCCATCGGCAACAACGGAAACTTCGACGGCACCAACCCCGACATTCGATTCTCCTTCGCTGGCACCCAAGCTGCCACCGCCGATAAGCACGCACTGGCCAGTGCCCAGCAGCGCCTAGATGCTGGCGAAGACGCAGAAACTGTGCGCCAAGATACCGGCTGGCACAAGGGCAAGGATGGTAGGTGGCGCTTTGAGATCAGCGATGAGGATGCGAAGTTGACCATCGGCTACAAGGGTGTAGCCTTGGGCAAGCTGATAAACGAGGGGCGCTATCCTGATGCGGTAATGCCGCTGGCCGACCTGCTGGAGCACCCGGCGCTGTTTGCTGCCTACCCAGCACTGGCAGATATGCGTGTGGCGTTTATCAAAACCAACCCCAATGGCGGGCAGAGAGGTAGTTTTGATGCAGCCAATAAGCGCATTACCTTGAGCGATGACATGGCCGCGCGCGAAGCGCTCTCTACGCTGCTGCATGAAATTCAGCACGGCATCCAGAACGTGGAGGGCTTTGCACTCGGGTGGTCTCCAAGCTCTCCATACCCGTCAGGAATGCGGGAAGCGGTCATTGCATCGAATCGCGGAATGCTTCAGCGACTAGGCGCACATGACCGAAGCAACCCTTACTCTCCCCCGGAAAGCACACTATCTGAGCAAGAGATTGAATCAATGGCAGCGAGAAACGCTGACGATCTCAGTCAGCGAGACAATGTTTATCGCCGCGTTGCAGGAGAGGTCGAAGCCCGCAACACCCAGACGCGCCAAAAGCTAACCGACGCACAGCGCCGCGCCACACCCCCAAGCCAAACGGCAGACGTGGCGGATAGTGACGTGATTGTGATGTTTAACGGCAAGGAGATGGCCAACATCCCGATGCCCGTCAATGCCGCACCCGCCGATATGTTCAGTGGCGTAGGTGGTATCAGCGGCTTCTTGAGCATCATGAATGCCCCGGTTAAAGGGATTTCTGAGCAGCTCAAGCAAGAGGCATTGGCCAGCGTGCGCGCCACAGTGGATGCCATTCGCGCCACCTGGGGCAATGCGCCCGATGTAGAGGTGGCGTTCGATATGTCAGACCCCACTATCCCGCAAGAAGCCCGCGATGCAGACCTTCGCCAGCGCAGCCGGGGAGCCGCTGGCGATCCTGAAGGCTTCTATTTCAAGGGCAAGGTGTACCTGCTGGCTTCGCGCCTGCAAGAAAGCGCCGATGCTGCGCGCGTGCTGTTGCATGAATCGCTGGGGCACCACGGTTTGCATGGGGTTTTTGGCGATTCCCTATCTCCAATCCTGAGCCGGATTGCAACTATGCGCCCGCGTGAGGTGGCGGATAAGGCTGTGGCCTATGGTCTATACGACCGCAGCAAGCTACAAGGCGCAGACCCCAAGCAAGTCAGCCCCGCGCAGATACTGGAGGCCATGTCGCCCCGGCAGCGCCGAGAAGCCGCCGAAGAAGTGTTGGCCACAATGGCGCAAGACACCCCGGAGCTGGGATTTGTGCGCCGGGCCGTTGCTGCCATCCGCTCTTGGCTGCGCAAGCATGTACCCATGATGGATAGCTTGGCCATGACAGATGATGAGATCATCAACAGTTTCATCTTGCCAGCACGCAAGTGGGTGCAGCGTAGCAACTTGAGTTCAAGCAACGCGGGCAACCTGAAGTTCAGCCTCAACACGGGCAAGCCCGCAGACTTTGTACCAAATCCGGATGGTGGGCTGGATTATGGCGAGATCACCAAGGAGATGGGCCGTGCCATGCGCCGACAGGCTGGCGTGATTCGGCTACAGAATGGTGTGCAGAACGCAAATGGCACAGGCTGGGGCCTGACTCACATCGAGGCGCGACACGGCAGGGAGATTCGTGCCGCAGGATTCGATTCTGTGGAAAGCTTTATTGCTGATGCCTTCGAGAACATGACCGGAATCTGGAGGCCAGGCGCGACATCGCAGTTAATCGCCGTGCAGTCTGGCCGCACCGGAAAGGTAGCGTTTATTCAATTAGAGGCGGATACCCAAGGCGGGAGGGATTTTTACCGAGTAAACAGCGCGTTTCCTGCCAGCGAAAAGTTCGTATCCCGCAAGGAGAAGAGAGAGGGATGGAAGCCGCTTTGGAGCAGGTACCCCGTTCCTGCTGATGCGTCCGGCGCATCGGGCTTTGTAGGCCAGTCTCCTAAAGCCGGTGAGACGGCCCCCACGGTAAGCAACCAAAGCGGTGACACCAGTGTACCTGCTCAGGACGCTGATGCCAACCCCGGCATTCGCTTTAGCCGCACCCCCCAATGGCAGACCCCGCAAGACCGCGCCGAGCCAGCCCCGGCCACATGGCAAGCGCCAGAGTCATCTAAATGGGACGAGGCCGTATATAACGGCCAAGACCGTCATGTTGATACCAAGCGTGTGCAGCAGGCCATCGAGGCCAACAACGGCCCGCTGGCCGACGACATGAATGTGCGCCAGCGTGAAGAACTATTCCACGGACGCAACGCCAAAGAGATTAAGGACTTCCAAACCCAAGAACTTAACCCAATGCTTGAGCAACTGGGCAAAGACGGCATTGAGCTACCGGCCTTCGAGGAATTCCTGCATGCCCGCCATGCCCCCGAAGCCAACAAGGTGATGGCCGAGCGCAACCCCAACCAGGACATGATTAACGCTGGCCGCGCCAAGGCAGCGCAAGAAGTTGTCGGGCTTGAGCGCAAGATGGCCACAGCCAGCAAGGACGAGCAGCGCATCCTGAAAAAGGCGATGGACAACGCCATTGCCGAACTCAACCGCTGGAACAGCATCACGCCATACAGCGGCAGTGAGGAATCGCGCCTGATGCTATCGGGCATGAGTGACGCGCAGGCCAAGGCCATCATGGCCGCACTAAGCCCCCAGCAAAAGACGGCCATGCAGCGCAGCGCGGCGATGTTCGATGCCATCGTGGCCAAGAACCGCGCCGCAATGGTGGAGTACGGTCTAGAAAGCCAAGACACCATTGATAGCTGGGCCAGCCTGTTTCAGAGCTATGTGCCGCTCATGCGCGAGGAACCCGAGGGCAGTCTGCACCACGGCATGGGCACTGGCGAGGGCTTTAGCATCAAGGGGCGCGAAGTCAAAAGCCGCACGGGATCCACGCGCAAGGTGGTTGACATCGTGGCCAACTTGGCAATGCAGCGCGAGAAAACCATTGTGCGCGGCGAGAAAAACCGCGTAACGCTCACGCTACTGGAGCTAGCCAAGACCCACCCGAACCCTGACTTCTGGAAAGTGGGCGCACCAGACAAGGTGCAAAAGTACGACCCGGCCACCAAAACCGTCAAATGGGTAACCGACCCGCTATACAAATCGCGTGACAACGTGGTGGTGGCCAAGCGCATAGTTACTGCCGATAAGGTGAAGAAATATGACAAAAAAACAGGAGAATTCAAATGGGAAACTGACCCGAAATATCACCTTCGCCCCGATGTAATTGCAGGGACAGGAAAACGTCCAAGCGACCCGATTGATATTGAGGAAGTGGCGATTACGTTCAACAAAAAGAACGAACGCGCCATGCGGATGGCAATGGCCCTGAAGAACTTGGACGACGCCTCCATGAACAAGGTTCTGCAAACGCTGGCACCGGCTACGCGCGCGCTGGCCGCACTGTCCACGCAATACAACCCAAGCTGGGGCTTGTTTAACTTTTTGCGCGACACCTTCGGGGTGATGGTTAGCTTGGGCAACACGCCACTGACGGGCAACAACCCTAGCGGCGAATCGAACCGGGCACGCATCTACAAAGACGCATGGAAGGCTTTGCCAGCCCTGTACCGTGGCGCACGCGCCGAGCGCGGCGGACACGAAGACACTTCCGAGTTTGGCTTGCTGTGGGCAGACTTCCAAAAAGTGGGCGGCGCTATCGGCTTTCGGGACATGCTTCGCACCAGCGATGAGCGCACCGGCCAGCTCAAAATGGTGGTTGATCCTGATGCTTGGATGCAAACGTCATGGGGCAAGGCGATTACGCTGGACGGCAAGATTGCACCCTTGGCAGGCGTTGCCGAGCGCGGACGAAAAGCGCTGTTTGGCTGGATTAGCGACTTCAACCTTGCGCTAGAAAACGCCACCCGTGTAGCCGTTTACAAGGCCGGGTTAGAGCAGGGCTTGAGCAAAGAGCGCGCAGCCAGCATTGCCAAGAACATCACCGTCAACTTCAACCGGCGCGGCGCAGTTGGGCACCAGATTGGCGCGGCCTATGCCTTCTTCAATGCCAGCGTGCAGGGCACTGCGCGTATGGCCGAGGCCATGACCGAGATGAGCAAGCCGGGCGATCCGCGCAGTATCCGCCTGACCGAGTACGGCAAGAACATCTTGGCGGGCAGCTTGGCCATTGGTGCCATGCAGGCCGTGGCTTTGGCCGCTGCTGGGTTTGGTGATGATGAGCCGCCAGAGTTTGTGCGTGACCGCAACATCATCATCCCGACAGGCAAAATCATTGGGCCAGAAAAGGGCTACATCACCATTCCACTACCACTGGGCTACAACATCATTCCCGCCTTTGGGCGGCGCTTGACGGAGTTTGCTATGAGTGGGGGCAAAGACCCGTTCAAGCACATCACCGGGCTTATGGGCTTGGTGTTTGATGGCTTCAACCCAGTGGGCTCGGGCTCGTTTACGCAGATGCTGGCCCCCACGGTGCTTGACCCCATCATTGCATCCCGCGAAAACCGCGACTCCTTTGGCCGTCCCATTGCCCGAGAAAGCCTCGATGCCAACGTGCCCGGCCATGCCTTATCTCGCAGCACGGCCACCGGTATAGCCAAGTGGTTGAGCGAGAGCCTCAACAGCATCAGCGGCGGCGACAAATACACCCGAGGGGCCATCAGTCCATCGCCTGACCAGATTGACTATATGGGCGCTCAGTATGCGGGCGGCGTTGGGCGCGAGATCATGAAAGTGATTCAGTCCACCACCGGTGCAATCAACGGCGAAGACGTGCCTATGCACAAGATACCGCTGGTAGGGCGCTTGGTAGGCGACGTGAATGGCCCATCAGCCCAAGCCAACACCTACTACCGCAACCAACAGGAAGTGGACAAGGCCGAAAAGCGCATCAAGGGGCTGCGCGAAGATGGCAAGATGGCCGAGGCAGTGGCCGAACGCCAGCGTATTGGCCCGCTGCTACTGGCCCAATCGCAAGCGGCAGAGCGGCAGGTGAAAACCCTACGCAAAACCAAGGCCGAGATGCTGGAAAAGGGCGTAGACCGCGCAGAGATTCGGCGCATCGAGGAGCGCATGACGGCAGTGATGCAGCGCTTTAACCAACTGGCAGAAAAGCAGCGCCAATCGGCATAGCCCCCACTGGGGTTTGGCAGCAAGCCCTTGCGGTGCAAGCATAGGGCTATGCCAGCCCCTTTTAAATACCCCCTAGAAATCATCCAAGGGGCCACGTTTGACGACATCGTTTTTTGGAAAACGGGTGCAACACTGGCTGCCGCAACCCCTGTGGATTTAACAGGCTGCGTAGCCCGCGCCCATGTGCGCGACAGCATCGAGTCTGAGGTGGTGTTGCTGGAGCTAACCACTGAGAACGGACGTATTGCACTAGGTGGTGCGAGTGGATCAATCCAGATGCTGCTATCGGCCACCGAAACTGCGGCGCTCGATTGGGCTTCTGGGGTGTACGACTTGGAGATTGAGTTCTCCAGCGGGTATGTGAGGCGCTTTCTGTATGGCGGCGTGTCAGTGTCACCAGAGGTAACTCGATGACGGACTTCTTGGTTGTCAGTAGCGTACAGGTACTGGAATCAACCAAGCGCGAAGTGGTGGTTCTGGAGACCGCCAAGAGCGAAGTGGTGGTTCTGGAAAAGGGCATTCAAGGCCCGCCGGGGCCGCCGGGGGCAGGCAATGTTTTGCAGGCGCATTTTGAGCTAGCCGCGCCACAAGCTGATTTTGTTTTGCCCGGTACGCCGATCAACGGGGTGTGCCTATTTAGCCTGAACGGCATTTTGCAGCACGAGTACGTTTGCGCCGCAAATGTCGTGTCGATTGATCCCCCTGCCCAAGCGCAGGATACTATAATGATTACGTGGTGGCAGCATGCTTAACACGAGTAGTGCTACCAGCACAAGAAGCATTGCAGTTGCAGCCTATGCCCTAGCGCATGGCGGCCAGTTGCAGGGCTATGAGAGAGGGGAATTTGTAGTGACATCCCCTTGGCCTACGGATGAGTTGTTGGTGAGATTTTCCAACAGCACTGAGAGAAGGTTCGACGTTCACGTTTTGCGGTTGCGCGATTTCAAGCGCAGCCAAACCAAACTGAAATAGGAACCTATCATGGCCCCAACCTTAATCCGTGGCTCACAAATCCGCGACCTTTCCATCGAAGTTGCCAAACTTGGTGCATCCGTTATCGGCGGTGATGGCAAGCTGTTGGCCTCATTGCTGCCCGCGTCCATCACCGGTGCGATGGTGTACCAAGGCACGTTCGATGCTTCCGCCGCTGCCGTGCCTGCTGTTGCCGCAGTCGAGAACACTGGCCACTACTACATTGTCACTGTCGCCGGTAACGGTTATGGCTTAGGTGACTGGGTTGTCTCTAACGGTACGACTTGGGACAAGATCGACAACTCCGAAGCGACCGAAACTGCTGCTACCACCAGCTTTGACGGCACGGCTTCGGGCCTTGTTGCCACTACGGTGCAAGCTGCTATCGAAGAAGTCAAGGCCAAGACTTCGGGTGCCAGCTATGTGCGCGAAACCCCCACCGGTACTGTCGATGGCGTGAATGCCGACTTCGCGCTGTCGCAGGCTGCCTTTGCTGGCACTGTGCAGGTGTATCTGAACGGCTTGCTGCAAGAGCCTACCGACGATTACACCTTGTCTGGCCAGACCGTGACCATGCTCGCCGCGCCTTTGGCCGGTGACAAAGTGCGCGTGATCTACATCAAGGCCTAATCCGACTAGGGCTGCGCATCTGCCTGCTGGGTAGCGGCGCAGCCCGCCGTAGGAGCGGGGCTATGCCTACCGAGATTACTGGCCGCCAGATTCAGGACGGCTCTATCGGGGACGAGGATTTCTCGCCATCGGTGCGAACGCGCCGTGACCTCACCCCGAACAAAGCGCCGAACTTCTATGCGTAGCCCACAAACCGAGACGCCACACCATGACCTCTAAAATCCGGGGGAGTACCCAGCTACTTGATGAAAGTATCCCGATTGAAAAGCTGGCCCCAGAACTGCAAGAGCGGCTTTTGCGCGAACAGAAGCGGGTCAACTTTTTAGTAACTACTGACGGGCAAACCGTGTTCTCACACGCTGATTTTGCCCCAACCGTGGTGATGTACGCCTATCTTAACGGCGCACTAATGCAGCCCGATGAGTTTGTCGTTAATACGGGCAACATTACTCTGGCCGTGGCCGCAAGCGTGAGCGACCAGATCACAGTGCTATATGGGGCACAAGGAATTGCGCTGCCGATGCCGGAGCCGGGTAGCACCATTATCTCTGTCGCCTACGACAACCGCGCCGACTTGCGCGCAAACATCACCGACACCTACGCCCTAGTGGATGGCCTTGGGTTTTTTGAGCATGTTGCTGGCAGCGATGAACCTGATGACGATGAGAGCTGCTTTGCTACTACCACGGGGCGATGGCTCCTGCAAGCGGCGCACTGGGATTTAGTGTCCGCGTGGCAAGCGCCGGACGATGCGGTGCGCGAGGAGGACGACGAGGACGAATCACTGCGCTTTGTCAATCGCCTCTCCAGTAGCTTTGACAGGCTTTTTACCAGCAACTTTGACAGCAGCTTTGCTCGTAAAGTTTTAACTGGTACTGCCACCTGCGCCATCACAAGTTTGACCACGGTTACAAGCGCCAGTTTTACCGGCACCGTTGCTGGTGCAGCAGTGGGCGACCGTGTGATTGCCACTCCACCGGGCCAACTCGGCAGCACTGCCGCAGACACGGGGCGACTGAGCTATCACGCATGGGTAAGCGCAGCCGACACCGTAACCGTCATGCTGACAAACGCCAGCGCGGCAACGGCAACCACAAACGCAGCCATCCGCACAGCATGGCCTATCACTGTTATCAAATCGTAAAGGAACCGTCATGCCAATGGTTCGCGCAATGCGCCTGATCAATGCCGTCGAGGCCGGGACTACCAGCGGGGTGCAGTTACAGGCCCTTTTGAGTGCTGACGCAGGCCGACTGGCTGAATTTAATGTGTTGCTTGGAATGCGTGGGCAGGTTCGGCGCATAGCCTCCAGCTCGACTGCTATGGCCGCTGTGCTCTCTAGCTCGACTGCCAAGGCTGCTGTCATTGCAAGCGCTACGGCTATGGCTGCTGTGGCCGCAAGCCCTGCGGCTTGGGCAACCGTGCAGTCTGACGCTGGCACTTTCAACGCGGTAATCAGCGACTCTACGGCTATGACCGCTGTGGCCGCCAGCCCTGCGGCTATGGCCGCCTTAATCGCCAACTCAACGAATATGGCCGCCGTGGCCGCTAATCCCACGGCTATGGCTGCTGTAGCCGCAGACCCCACGGCTATGGCCGCTGTGTGGGCGTCTGATACTGCAACCGACACCGTACTTGCCAGCGCAACTGCGCGGCTGGCAATCTACAACAGCGACATCGCTTTAGCCGCACTGCAAGCCAACCCTGTACAGGTGCAGCGCAAGGTCACAAGCGGAGCAGTTAATGCCAGCACTGCATCGTCAACCTATACGTTTGTACCTAACGGTACGAAAGTGATTTTGCTACGCCGCTACTACAGTAAATCAGAAGCAGATTTGATTAGCTGGGCGCGCGGCAGCACTATTTCAGGGGTGGGAAATGGCCCTTCTGGCGGTGGCCGAAACCTAGATACGGGGGTGACGGCGCTGGGTTGCGTCAGCGGAACCTACACCAGCAACGGTTTATCGCCCACGGCAAACGATTCAACGGCCAATTTTGTTGCGGCAGCAAACGGGTTACGACGCCGCGAATGGGCTACCGGCGGCGTGCTTTATGTGTCGTACATCCTCGTGGGCTAACGCCCTTTAACCAGCAAATAAAAGGAGGCGCTATGCCCGATCAAACACCTATCCACACTAGCGAGGCGCTGCTGCACAAAATGGCAGCACGCCTAGACAACCTGCACGGCGACATTGGCGACATGAAAACGGCTGTGCGCGAATTAACCACGGCAGTCACCCGGCTGGCCTTGATTGAAGAGCGCCAAGCCCAAGCCTCGCAGGCGTTGGAGCGCGCCTTCAAAGAGATTGAAAAATGCTGGACGCGCATTGATGAAACCGATACCCGCGTCGATGCCCGCATTGATGCGCTAGAGCGTGAGCAGCCCATGCAAAAGCAAGCAAGCCAGTGGGTGCTGGCTGCGGTGTGGGGTGTGGCAGCCGGTGCAGCCATGTATTTAGCCAAGCACTTGGGGTTACCACTGTAATGGAAGCCAGCAACAAACAGCGCCTAGCCGTCGCCAGCCTAGTGCTATCGGCGGCAGGCTTTGCAAGCATCGTGCAGCACGAGAGCTACACCGACAAGGCCATCATTCCAACGAAGAATGACAGGCCAACTGTTGGTTTTGGCTCAACCTTCAAAGAAGATGGCAGCCCGGTACGCATGGGCGACACCACTACCCCGCCGCAAGCCATCGCCCGATCTTTAGACCACATCCAAAAAGATGAAGCTGGCCTAAAGGGCTGCGTGCAGATGCCACTACACCAAGTGGAATACGACACGCTCGTCAACTTCGCATACCAATACGGTGCGCAGAAGACGTGCAGCAGTGCAATGGTGAAAGAGATCAACCAGGGCAACTATGCCAAAGCGTGCGAGGGCTACAAGCGCTATCGCTACAGCGGCGGCTTTGACTGCTCCATCCCCGGTAACAAAGTATGCGCTGGCGTGTGGGTGCGCAACCTAGAACGCTACAACACCTGCATGGAGGCCCAGCAATGAACCGTTCTGCAATACCTATGCAAATTTAATCATTTCTGATTAAATCTACCGCTTGCTTCCTGCTTCACAGAGGCCGGTTTCACTTGGGTCTTACGACCCAAGCCAGCGCCTTCCTCTCCACAGGCTGTCACCGAACATCCAGCCATAGACTGTATGTGCTGGCAGTCGCCAGCCGAACTCTCGGCCACTTGTTTCAAATTCATCGCCGCGTTCACGTCGCGGTCATGGTTCGCGCCACACTCGGGGCACGTCCATTGTCGTGCCGATAGCGGCAAAACTTCCAGTTTGTGCCCACAACCCGAGCAGGTCTTGCTGCTGGCAAACCAGCGATCTGCCACCACCACTTGCCCACCACGCATGGCTGCTTTGTAGTGCAGTTGCCGCCGAAACTCAAAGAACCCCATATCGGCAATGGAACGCGCCAAGCAACGG